CGCTATCTTTAACGCAATCTTTTACAGCCTTATCAATTCCAACTTCAAGCACATACTCAAGAATTACAGCAGTTGCGTTCTTCATAAACGCATTGCAAGCAGTTGATTCTTCAACTTTCTTTTCAATCATGAAAATGCCCTCCGTATCTTTTACAAAATAGGCTCTTGCTTTCCTTTAACCCATTCATCGCTTTTGCCGTAACGGTAGTAGCCTTCATAGGTCTTTCTGTTCCCAAGAATGGATTGAATTGTGCTAGAGGTAAACGGCTTTCCATTTCTGCCGCAGTAGCCTTCTTCATTCAATTTGTCCGCTACGCCACGAATTGTATTGCCAGCATCACGCAATTCAAAAACACGCCGAACAATTATTGCTTCATCTTCTTTAATTGAAAGTTCCCCGTCCTTAACCTCATACCCCATCGGAGCCTTGCCTCCGCTATATCCACCGCTTGCAGCCTTAATGGCTCTGCCGCTAGAAGTTCTTTTCGTGATGTTCTCACGCTCCATTTGAGCGCAGCAAAGTGTAAACGCTTCAAGCATTGTAGAAAAAACTCCCATTTTCCCAAAATCTTCCGCAACGCTAATAAGAGAAATCTCTTTTTTAAGCAGAAGCATCTTGTAATAATAATAAACATTGATGTCTCTTGCAACTCGATCGCTTTTTGCAACAACAACCGCTTCATACGGAGGATTGGAAACATCGCCATACACGATACTGTCAAATCCTGGCCTTTCTTTTGCACCAGATTCGCCAGCATCAGTAAACCACTTGATGATATTCATATCATTCTTGCGGCAGTATTCTTCGATTTGCTCTTTCTGGGCTTCCATTCCGAATTTATCTTCGCCACATTGCCCATCTGTGGAAACTCTGACATACGCAGCCACATTTTTCATTTTTACCAGCTCTCTTTCTTGACCCCATTATACATCATGTACGTTTAATCGTCAAGAGAAAGTTTGCGTATTTTTAAATTTTTACTATCAATAGGGTGGTCAAACGGCTGTAAACTTTTTCGTTGATTTACAAACTGTATACTTGAATAGTAGCCTTACGAATTATCGAAAAATATCTTTTGAGTTACTATCACTAGGGTAAACTAATCCGTTTACGGGAGTACTATCAAATAACGTAAATTTACGTTATAATGAGTAAAAATCAGATATATCTGATGCAAATTATACAAATTGGGCTGTTGACAACTATATACCAAGCGTCTATAATCTAAGACAGCAGAACACACGATGAATCAGCCAACAATGGCAGATTTATCCTTTGTGGCATAAAAAATAGGCCGTCAGCATACCGACCAAAGTTGCACTGATGACCTATTCCACCACAAAACAGAAGCTGCGCAACCAAGGGCGCAGTCTCGGTTTCTGCCAATTATTATAGCAGAAGCAGACCGCTTCTGCAATAGAAAGGAGCAAAAAACATGAACTTTCCTACGAAAACCGAAGAATTTCTGAAAACCCTCGCACACGGCAAAGAGCCGACCAGCGAGGACAGGGAGTACGCAGAAGCACTGGGTAAGCTGTCCGAACTGAACTACCGGGCAGGGTACGAAGCCGGAGCAGCCAAAAACAAAGGCTGAGTTTTGTGCAAAACGTAGAAAGTAGTTTGTCAAGATGAACGAACACTAAATGTAGTGTTTCGTTGGTCTATTTCCGCTTGACTTTACTACATTTTGCGATTACACTTAATGCACCTCAAAGAAAGGAGATAAGAACATGGCAAGAAGCCCTTACATCGAAGCATACCGCCATCAGGTAGCCGTTGGCTTCACTGATCGTCAGTATGAGTTGCTGGTGGAGCACTGCAAGAAGTGCCGCGTATCGCTGTCACAGGCCGTCCGCGATGCCTACCTTGAAAAGTACCCCATGCCTGATGATGAAAAAGAATAAGACGCTCGCTAAAGTTTGCCGACCACAGCGAACGTCTTATGAAACACTCAGAGAGTATAGACCCTCTTTGGGTTATTATACCAGAGATGGCCTGCTCTCGCAAGATAGAAAGGCTAAATTTCTATGAATAATAATCTTGAAACCATCCGAATCTTCTCCGAAGATGTTATCCCTGTGTACGACACCGACACTGGCGAAAAGGTTGTGCTGGGTCGGGAATTACACGAACGGCTCAAAATCAAAGACAAGTACACCGACTGGATGCAACGCATGATCGGCTACGGATTTAGCGAAGATGCGGATTATTACACGCTTCGGAAAAAGCCGAAGCGTCAAGATGGGACAGAAATGCCCGGTGAACGCATTGAACACGTCATCACTCTGGACATGGCAAAGCACATTGCGATGATTCAGCGGACACCTGAGGGCATGGAGATTCGCCAGAAGCTGATTGACCTTGAGAAGAACGTATCACATTATCCGATCGGGCAGCCGAGCAGCTTGCAGATTTTGAACATGATGGTTCAGGCCGTGAACGAGCAGGCTGCACGAAGCGCAGAAACCGAAAAGCGTGTGGATGCCATTGAATCCAGTTTCAACAATATGTGCTCGATCATGACCCTCAGCGTCAAGGACGATGCACGAAAGGTCTGTCAGCGCACGTTGAATGCCATTGCAACTAAGCGTGGAGGTGGTACGGCATACGCAGACGTATGGAATGAAGTCTACGATGAAATGAAAGAGAACGGCTTCGATGTTCGCCGCCGTTTGGATAACCGCAAGAAGGATGCCGCATCTAAAGGCATGAGCAAAACTTTTGTGCGGAAAATCAACGCTGTTGACATCATCTTCGACAGCAAAGACAAGAAAATGGAATCCGCGTTCATCAACTCCGTGCGCCGTCTGGCAGCGGCCACAAACGTGAAGTTTGAGGTCAAGGAAGAAAAGCAGTCCGCATAATACATAACAGCCTATAAGAAAAGCCAGTGGTTAGAGAGCATCTAGCCGCTGGCTTTTCTTGTTGTGGATTATTTTGCGAGGTCTGCGTACTTCACTTCTATGCGCGGGAGTTCATCGGTCGTGCCAGTCAACGCTCTTGTTACTTCTTCAAGACCGGTGAACTCACCGTAGACAACGACAATATCATCAGTCAAAATCTTTACGGCGGAACTGCCACGCTTGTCCAGCATATAATACTCATCATCTGCATAGAATCCGTATCCGCTGTTATCGGTGTAGGCTCTCCATGCTTTCATGCTGCCGAAGAAGTTTGCGCTTACAATCTGTGCAACCCTGACCTTGACCATAACCTTAGTTCCTTTGTACTTATCGGGATAGCGGAACAGTTCCTTGTAATCCATCTGCCGGCACTGCGCCTTATAAGCATCCTCGCTGATTTCAGGCGCAAAGTCTCCGCTATCGCAGCCAACCAACATAATGCAAGCCAAGATAGCCATAAGGACTGCCGCAACGATTCTCTTTCTCATTTTCGATTCTTCCTTTCTTTGGCACATAGCCTTTAGCTGATTATACCACAATCTAGGCTCCGAAATGGGTCTTTTTGTATTTTTTGGAATTTTTGGAGACTTGCACAATCGGATGGGTTTCGTTTTGTGAAGGTGGGGTGGGTCTTTTTTATTTTTTCGGTGGTGACGGGACTGACCGGGAGGGGCTGGGCGGCGGCTATATGCCCCGCCGGTGACCCTTGCCCACTCCAGCGCACCCGGACGGCCTGCACATCACAGGCAGCAAGGCAGACCACGCAAGGCAAGGAAGGCGCACACGCCCAAACGCTGGACACGCTGGGACGCTGGAGGGTGTGCGCTTGTATGTTGCATGTGCAACGTTTTTATATGCTTGTACGTTTAATCTTGAATATACTATTGACTTGTACGTTTAATCGTGTATAATAGTAAATGTACAGAGGATGTACACCACCACACCACCACAAAACAGGAGGGCAAAACCATGAAAGCAAAAAGAACCATGCGGGATATCAAATCCCAGTATCCGACCATTATTCAAGTAAGCTATTGCGATGCACAGAATATGCTGTGCATGGACGACCCCGCAGCCTACACCGCCGGTGCGTACGGGTGGAACGCAGATATTTACCCTATCACCTCAGGCGTTGCAATCTGCACCGGGTACCGCCCCTTTGGAAACGTCAAGCCCGATTGGGAAACGGTCAGCCGCTACGAAAAGCGGGCGCGGGAAATGCGCCGGGATTTGTGGAACGTTGAAGAGCTGGAAGAGCGCCTGCACAACTTGCAGGTGGAATTTGTTCGGGAGGTGTGCAACGTATGATTGCACTTGACTTTACCCAATGGGCCGCCCTCTGGTACATCGGCGGCATGATATCCGGCGCGCTGGTTATGATCGCTATTTTTAACAGTTAAGGAGAAAGAACAATGAAAATTGATGGAGGGCTAAAAAATGACATACACAGCAAATAAAAAAGCATACGGTCTGTTAGAATCCCTTGTATATTGGATGGCTGAAATCTCATATTGCAGGGAAAAAGACCCGGATGACATCGGGTTTTTAGACAAGGCTGACAAAACGATTCATTTTTTATTCGGTCAGCTTGACCGGGCAGGCGTCCCGTTTTGGGCGCAAAACTCAGCGCTTGCAATCGGCGAAAATTGGAGAGAATACGAAAAACGCAACTTGAGGACGCTATTCACTAATAAAGGGATTTTGGAGGGCTGAAAAAATGTCTGATTTCGAAAAAAGAGTAAACGAGTATAGGGAAAACAAACGCTTAATAGAAGAGCTTGAAGCGATGAACGACGCTATCAAGACGGATATAATTAGTATGATGCACGGCGCGCCTGAAATGGTGCAGGGCACTGCAAAGGCCATTTATAAGGACGTGCAGAGCGTCCGACTCGATAGCAAGCTACTCAAGACGCTACACCCGGACGTATACGCAGAGTGTAGCAGCAAAACCAGTTACAAGCGGTTTAGCGTGGTATGAGGGGGTGCGGCAAGTGATATTATCCTGTGTTCTGTTCTTTTTCTGGTTTTTCTCTGCGCTGTTTAAGGCGTCTAAATAAGAAGCATTTCACCCGGTCAGAAATGGCCGGGCTTTTATTTTGCCCTGCTACAATACAGCCACACGCAAGCGTTTACAGCGCGTTTTGTGCCGTCAGTGCAGTTATACCGCCCACGCCGTAAAACAGCGCACAGGGCTTTACAGGGGGTTTCCATGCGATTGCACCAGTTCAACCGCCCACGATACCAGACCAACACAAGCGGCTATAATACCGCCTGTGCCACGTTGGAGCGTATCACAGCACCCGGACGGCCTGCGCCGATAATAGACACCACCGCCACGCCGGACGCTGGACAGCTCAGCGCAGATGACCTATTATAATAAGGTATATAAGGGCGCACCGCTGCGCCCCTGTTATGGATCCATGCCAGACAGTGCAGCATATCGCAGACCATGCCAGCCCGGCGGGGTCTCGATGCTTCCCACACCTGGCATGGGGTTAGCCTGGCATTAGCCTGGCACGGCAGCGCGGAACCATTGGCGGCTACCGCCGCAGCTCTTTTCGGGCTTTCGCCCGATAGCTAATAGAGGTCAGCAATAGTCGCAGCATTCCGGCTGGAATAGTCGTAGCCAATAGTCGTAGTTTCTCCCTACAGATAGTCGTGGAATAGTCGTAAAGTCGTCAGACGACTAGCTTTTGAAAGTCCTATATATCGTATAGTAACGAGTAGTCCGTTGATAGTCGCAGAGTAATAGTCATAGCGTTTTCTTGCGAAGAATCGTCAAGTAGTCGTGTGTTTTTTGTGTGAAATAGTCGTTTGCCTTTTAGAGAAAGAGAGGTGCGATAGTCGCTAAGTAGTCAGACATCTCCCAAAATCAATATGTGTCTTGACACCTGTCAATTTTAATCCCATTAGCATTACCTCAAAATCTTTAACCATCGTACTTATTATAATAGTCGCAGCCAATTACTCAATCTTTTTAACTATTATTCTGCTGAAATAGTCGTATCATCCGATTCGGTTCGTTCCTGCTCGATTTAATTCCCAGTAATATACTATTATCCTAATCAATTCATAGTATTCTGCTAGGAATAGTTGCAAGTTAAACACCTCAATATCTTTAAGTAATAAAGCAAACTGCTCCTGCTGGCCAGTTGCTTTCAATCTGTAATCACCCACTCATACAGCTATGCAACATTTGTACATATTCAACCCACCACAAAATGAAGTCAATTTTCCATGTCTGAAATAGTCGCAGACCATCCACCAGCCCGAACCTCACGCCACCTCTCGCCTACGGTCTGCTCTGCTGGCTAACGGTATAGCTTTGGAGATAGAGGGTTGTAGGGAGAAAGAACCAGTTTGCAATTTCGCATAACTGTTATTTATTCACTTTTGAACTATCTTGGCACACCCGGCTCCGCCAACGCGCGCGCTCGCGCATATAACGCCCGCAGACGCGCTAAACACACGGGGAGGGAAAGGGAGAGCACGGAAGATGTTAGGGGGATTATAGGGGGTAATAGGGGTTGTAGGGGAAAGAGGGGGACAAAAGGGGGGAAGAGGAAACAAGGGGGAAAGGGGACAAAAATTTGAAAGACATTTCCGAGAGTGATCGTCGAAGCGTTTTTTGTCTCAATCAGCACTGCGATTGGCTGGATGGTCGCTGGCATCCGCCCATCTGGCTGTTATCATTGCGGGAAAGGCGTGCAAGATCCTGTCTGCCGCATTTTTCCGCTTGACCCGATAACTTTCACGTCTGACACTGAAAAGCCATTTTCCCCGCTTCTACATCGGTCTGATTGCATGGTCTAGTCTGAAATATGCCATCAGCATCAACGTAGAGCCGCCTACGAGCGTCTGTGGCGCGTTTTTGTGATGAAGTCGATAAAGTTATCGTCCAGCACCTAAAACGCCTTAAAACAGGCTTTCTCTCGGTGTTTAAGCGAAACAAGAAAAAGCCATCCTGTCATAAGTTGACAGAACAGCTCTTGGCGGTTCGTTGTATTGCGTTCATTCTTCAACCAGAGTGATTTTTGGAAGCTGGTCAACAGGTGTTCTCATAACCCACTGAAATGTCTCCCAAAGCCCATCGTACGTCTGGAAGATGTTTGTATGGCGTCTTTCATCGCCCCGATGAGCCCCGATAAAAAGTCTTACGGCAAAATCAGCTTCATTGCGTTGCAGGCCAATGGACATTAACAGCTTTTTGTATCGATTCTGCGTCATCTTTTCGTTCTCCTTTCAATCCATCCAAGTATACTCTTGGAACCGTTGAATCTGCTTGTTAAACGTAATGGGAAGGTCGCCTATCTCGCCTTCCTTGTTCTTGCTCAGCCGGAACAGGTACTTGTCGGGATTATCGCCGGACAGAAGGATGATTGCATCAGCGTCCTGTTCAATCTGTCCGCTCTCTCGTAAGTCGGAGTTAGTAGGCGTTGCTCCGGGCTTGGATGGGTTTCGATTAAGCTGTGCCAGTGCCACCACGACAATGCCTGTGGTCTGTGCCAGTTCGTGCAAGGCAATGGATATGGCTGTAATTGCGGCATATCTGTCCTTTGCGCCCGTTTCGTGGATGAGTTGAAGATAGTCTACGAAGATGACCTGAGCCTTTTTACGGAGAGCCTGAGCCTTCATCCACGCTACGTTCTTCCCGGCAGCGGAGCGGATATATAAGGGCATCTTCATGTTCTTTGCCTGTCCATCAATCTCACTCAAGCTAACCGCCTTATTTTTCACCGTGTCCAGAGGGCAGTATATTTGATTAGCCATCAGACGTGCGCCCAGCTTGCGTTTGCTGGTTTCTAAGCTGAAATAGTACACGGTGTAGTCCTGCTTTGCCATGCTTGCTGCTATTTGCAAGGACAGGGCTGTCTTGCCCGCAGACGGTCTGCCGCCGATGATAATAAAATCACCCGGTGAGATGTGCAACGCTTCATCCAGACGCTCTAGGCCTGTCTTGATATACACAGGCTTCTCGTCCATGTGAAGCACATAGTCGTTCAACACATCCTCGTATGTCCACGCATCTTCTTCCTCAGCTTTCAGGCTCATCGCTTCGCCCATCTGCTGGTAAATGTCTGATAGATCAGAATAGTCGGTAAGCTCACTGGTCATCTGAAATGCCAGACCTTGCACACGAGTGAGTGCAGCTTGTTCTCTGATAAGCTGTGCCCAACGCTGCATCTGCTCCCTGTCAATGCGTACACACTCCGATTCGCAGGTCTGTACACATGCCAAGAGCGTCTGCGCTACGTCTGGATGCTGCGTGTTTATCTCGACTATATCTATCTTACCCCTAGCCGTCCAATAGCCCTGAACAGCCGCAAAAGCGTCTCTCAGCTCAGGTCTGAACAAGTCAAGTTCAAGATCTGGTATGATTTCATCCACAACGCCCGGCTTGCAGAGCATCAGCGCACCAATAAATACCGTTTGAACGTCCATTGTCATAGTCTAGGAAACTCCATCTCCGTACTTTGCTCGTACTGTTCATCCTGTTTCAATGCGTAAATGTCCTGCCATCCGGCATAGATGCTCTGGTCGAGAATGGCTTTCCAGTCGTTCCGATCAAACTTTTCCAGCTTGTTGCAGAGCATCTGTTTTGCCCGGTCTGTCATAGGCTTTTTGATTCTTGTACGCATTTGTGCGAACTCTCGCAGGGATTCCAACAGGGCTTTATCGCCATGAGCAAAGTCGGAGAAGATGTCAGGTTTCTTCTTGACTGCACTCTCCGGCAGGGTCTTGACGTTCGTCTGACTGTCAGTTGATACAATGAGTTCATTGTCATCTGACTTTGAACTCATAGATGAGTTGACCTTCATCTCATTTATGACATGAGGATGAGCTGACTTTCGTGTAGACCATCCTTTTGACGCAATATCGCTTCTTTTCCACTGTTCATCGAGCAGATGCTTAATCAAAATGAAACAAGATTCTGCTTTTTTTGAGTTCAAAGCTGCGTCTTTTTCTTCAAAAACGTATCCACAGATTGCATCGTACAGTTCCAGTTTCTCTTTACTTTTGAGTGTGGAGATTGCTTCAAAGTAATATCGTTGGAACGTAAAGCTGTCTCGTTTTTTGTCCATGTTCAATCCTCTTTGTAGCGTTTGTTCCACGCTTCGATGGCTTTTTCTTCACTAATCGCATCAGATGTCGCAACTCCACAATTATTGCACATCACAAAATAAGTCATACCGTATCCAAACGGACGAATCAATTCTATTTTGGGCGGCTTTGCACCGCAGAACGGGCATCTCTTAAGTTCTGTCATTTTCTAAATCCCTCTCTTGTTCTCGTGATTCGTTTATGTGCCTTGACAGGCCTTGTGCCTTTGCCGTAATCTGGGCGAATATGCTTCGCCTTGATATACCCACAAGGCGGCTTCGGCCCGAAATCAAAAAGGCTCAAGTCAATAACGATGATGCCAAACTTCTTGTTCGTCATATTTGTTCCTCCGGCATATCAGGTGCAAACATCCAATGTGTCACAATGTAATTGTTTGGGTTTAATTTATCGTGCCATTCATCTGCCCATGTATTTATTCCATACGCTGGAGTGTAATATCCAAATATCATGTATCGCCCATATTCATTTTTTCTTGGGCAAATATTGCTCACCATAAGAATTAGTTTGGAAGCGTATGAAGGGGGCATACAGTCTTTTGTAGAGTGCCATACATAATTATTCATGTTCATCGCCTACATTATTTTACTACGGTTCCATACTTTTTTATCGATTCATAAAACTCTTTATAAGATTTCAAATCAATAGGTTCGTCATATCCTTGAGATTTCCATTTTTTAAGCATGTATTGCGTTTTGTTAGATTCGATGGCTCTTCTATTCTTGATATGCCAATAACAAATACTCCTTGCTCTTTTATTGGAGTAGCCAAGTCCTATAAGCTTTTTAATAAATGTTCTTCTTGTCATATTTATTCCTCTACAGGCGGTTCTGGCATGTACGCCCAATATTCAATTTTCGAATGATGTAAACAGTATCCATTATCGTCCATCCAATCAAATTCTGGCATTCCATGTCGAAGGTCTTTTACAAGCCCTCCGCACGATACACCTCTGTTTATTGCCCCTTTGAAAAAATCGAAATACTGCCCAGACAACAAAAGCCTTTTGGATGAGAAGTAACCATTCCCATTGTCAAACAGTGGCGGGTATCCTTCTTTTTTAAGAGAATGCCAAACAATCTTGCTTCCCATGCTATCACCTCATACCATCGGAAACGCCATCCAATGCGTCACCGTCACATCTTTCGGCAATCTCTCGCCTATCTCATCCCAGAACTGACCGTCTGCGTAACAGCCAAGAAAGTACGCTGTCGGTGAGATTCCTTGCAACATTTTTCCATCTTTATCACGCCACGTTGTCTTAGTTGCAAGCAACAAAGGCTGCGTCCGCTCTCGTGGTGGTTCGCTTGCAGGATGCCAAAGGGTGTTAGCCATTGCTCTTTCTCCTTTCAATCCCCATCCCACACACCGTCAGGACGCATTTTTGCAAACGCTAACAAACCGTACAGGGCACGTTTTGCGTTGCCCTCTGTGGCGTGCCAGTAATCGCTATCGTCCACATCGTCACCTAGCGCAGAAATAGCTTTTTCAAGCATCGGGATGCTTTCTGCGCCTGTTTTGCCATAGATAGAGCGGATGCCGCCCTCACCAAACACTTCCGGCCGATAATAGAATTGACCGTAATTATAGGTGACGTTGAGCCACAGTTCTTTTGTGCCGCCCATAGCGCGCATACCACCTGCGATAAAATGCGCACTATCCGCTTTGAGCGGTTCATGCGTTACTGGGTCGCACGAATAAATATCGTAGCTCATTTTCTCATCTCCCATTCCTTGCACACATCGTCCGGGTCTGTAAAATCAGCCCGGCACTCAGACAGACCGTTGTAACAGACCCACGAGAATCTGTCGTGCCATTTACAGTTTGAGCAGGACTTGTCCACAGTTTGGCATAAAAGTTTCCCTTTGCTGTCCAGTAGAATGCCATTGCCCAGCCTGATTACATTGCTTCCGCTCATCTTTCTTCTCCCATTCCTTGCATCCACGTTCGTCCCACACGAAGTCTGCAACGTGTTCTGACCGGTCGTTTACACATACGCCCTCTGGCTCTGCGTACCATTTGCAAGAGCCACAGGACGGCTCAGATTTGTTTTCACAGGATTCTGCTGTGCATCGGATAGCTTTGCCAGCGGAGAACTGCTTGATGCCCATGCAAGAGCAATGTTCGGTGGTGCAGTAAATGTCCATTATCTCTACCTTCTCTTTCTCCTGTTGAACCGCCCGATCACTCGCTTATACTCTGCATAGCACTCCGGGCAAAGGTCGCCTGTGTCCCTGCGCCACGCCCAGTTCTTGAAGTATTCGTCAGGGTTCATCATCCTGCCGCCAAGAACTGCTCCGCAGCGGTCGCATACTCGCTTGTGGTAGATTCCTCTGTCAGTTTGCATTAGTCATCCTCCCCAACATCCTTGAACAGGATTTCTTTGTAAGCTTTCCAGTCTTTGATTTTGCAAGGATTATGTTCCCAGTCAATCAGCTTTTGTTACGACTGTATCTGCTCCATTGACAGTAACCCATCCATGCTTCAGTCTGGCTTCAGCTTCTTTCATCTGAATCAGTTCTGGAGTGATGGATTCCGACACGATACGATTCGATTCTGCTTCTGCCTGTGCTTCGATCACTTTCACATCAGCTTCCGTCTGAGCCTTCACCTTGTCCGTCTCAGCCTGTGCAAGAGCAGTCTGCTTGTTCAGCTCAGCGATTTCAGCATCCTGCTTTGCCTGTTCTTTCGCTCTAATCTTTTCGGTCAGGGTTTCATCCAGCTCTACGTCAATCACGAGGGCACTTGAAACGTTGATTCCGTATTCATTAGTAAGCTTTTCATTCAAATAATTTGTGATTGCGTTGTTTACTTCCGTTTTCTTTTCAGAATAAATATCCATTACAGAAAACTGGGGCGTTACCTCCTTAACGTAGGCGATAATGCTGTTCTGGATGCGGCTTTCCACAAGCGTTTCGCCATCCATTCCGTTAAAACGGCTGTAGAGTTCAACAACACGGTCTGGAATGAAGTTATAATTTACTGTAAGGTTTACTCCAACCATTCCACCGCTTGCAGGAGCATCAATATGCCAGTCTGCGTGTTCTTTTGCGTTGTAATCTGCCGGGTCGTCCGAAAAAATAAGTTGCTGCTGGCTGATAGGGAACTTGCTAACGTGCTTCATGGGAGAAAGAAAGTGCCAGCCCTGCGACAAGGTGTTCTGTTCAACGCCTCGTGCCGAATAAACAACTCCAACATAACCAACAGGCACTCTCTCCAAACACAGCAAAAGAACCACTGCAGCAAAAAATGCTGCTACCACAGAAGAAATAATAGTTGCTACTTTTTTCATGTTTTACTCCTTATCGTTAAAATTGTTGATAATCAAAAAGGCGACCGCCCAAGATAATAAAAAGAAAGCAATGAGTTCTTTCACTCCTCCGTCACCTCTCTGTACTCCACGTCAATCCCCTTCGGCAAAGCCGTCTGGTACTTCTGGGCGAGCTGTTCTGCGCTCTGGGCATCTCCCAACGGTTGTTCAGGCGGTGCAACGGTAACTTCCACATTGTCACGCATACCAAAGTAGTTCTTGGCTCGGAAAATCCACTCTGCCGGGTTCTCCTGACCATACATACCGTTGTACGCCCACATGGACTGCATTTGCAGAATCAGCTTGAGGATGTACTTCTGCTGCAAGCTGTCGTCACGGCGTTTGCCTGCCATAATCTGCTTCAGGCTCACCCATTCGATACCCAGCACCAGTGCAATCCATTCCACCACAGGGGAGATTCTTGCTTCGATGCAAGCGTCAAAGAAGAAGTCAAGACGCTGCTGAACTTCAATCGGGTTGTTCATGTCCACGCTCGGAAGGTCGCCAAAGTACTTGGCTGCAATCATGCCGATGACCTTCTTGTCCTCTTCATCACCGATTCTCGATTGCAAATCGCCTGTATTCAGCATCTTAGACCTTGTGATTGCTAACTCCTGTTGTTCTTTCACCTTTTTACTCACCTGTGAGCGGATAGACTTTCTCTTGTTAAGCATCTGTTGTTTCTTCTTCTCTCGCTCTTTTTCACGCTTCGCAGCGGCTTCTTCTTTCGCCTTTTGCGCCCGCTTCTCGCGCTTTTTCTTTTCAGCTTCGGTCAGCGGCGGTCTGCCACGACCACGCTTCGGGGGTGTTGCCATGCATCAGACCTCCTTTGGCAGTTTTGGAATCTGCATCCAGAACCTGACCTCTTCACGTCCAACCTCTTCTATCCACTTACCGTCTCTAAATTCTCTTGTTGAAACGCAATCGTTCAAATCCAAAAACTTATATACAACAAAGTAGATTCCATCTTTTTTCGGTTGCGAATCGTTTACGCTAATCCACTCGTTCAAACTCTCACCTCTTCATCTTCGTTTCGATGCTGTCCAGCTTCCATGCAATCTGCCAGACGGAACAGCAGTTGTCCAACTGTCTCCACCATGCACACTTTTCCTTCTCGCATACGCACCGACCAAGCGGATTGCTTGTCATCTTCATCGGGCAGTAAAGCTCGTTATCCATTGGTTATTCTCCGTTCATCTCATAACATTTGCTGTCGTTCTCGTTGAATCCCAAACACCAAGCTAACTCGGAAGCCATTTTCTGATAAATGCCTTTGATATTAAGCTCAGTTTCGGATTTCGCACAGCCACTATAAAGACCATACAGAAAAGCCAGCCTTTCACGCCCTACCATGTTGATATCCTGAATCATCATTTCCACCCCATCACAACAGCCGTACACACGACCAGACACACGTTGATGAACAGCCAGACGAGCATTGCCTGACGTTTTTCAAACAGGTTGTCTACCATGCCTTTGATCGTCCGTTCGGACTGAACTACCACCGCCAGCAGGACTAGGCAGACCAGCCAGCGAGTTGCAAATTCAAACATTGTTATCCTCCATAAAATCGTCCATGCTCAACTGACCGCTGATGTTGTCATCTTCCATCCACCAGCGAAAAACGTCCATGCCGGTCTGCCAATCGCACGGTAAACCTTTTTCTTTTCTGACATCAAGCATTCGCCCAAACGCCGAGATGTACATTTTTTCGTAAGCAGGCCAGCGCATAAACTCACGCTGTCTGCCCCCCCTACCGGCCATAGGACAGCCGATGCAGCCAACACGCTTCTGCCATTCGCAATACAGTGGATTGACAGGCAGGTGTTCGCTGTGCGTGTAGTCCCACACGTCATCGTCAGACCAGTCCACGATAGGATTGACGGTCATCTTGCCCTTAAGGTTGCAGGTCTCGAACAGTTGCCGTTTCTCGTCATTGTCACCCATGAGGATGATGCGCTTCTCCTTGTCACGATGGCTAAACTCCATCGTTCCACGGTTTTTCTTTCTGTTTGTTGATTCAGCCCAGCGAACGCCGGTAGCGATAAATCTATCGCGGCCAGTATTTTCTTTGAGAACGGCACAGCAATAGCGTACAAGTCTTGTCGGCGGCATCAGCTTTTGCGGAATCAGTGTCCACATGGACACAGGCTTGTCCTTGTATCGCGGCATGACGATGGAGCATTTTATTCCACGTTCTTCCATCGCCTTGAACTGCTCACGGATGAAATAGACCGTCTCCGGCGCATCTGCTGTTGTGTGGCTGTTGACCACCTCAAAGTTGATTCCTGCACGTTCAGCCAGAGCCACAAGCACCTGTGAATCCTTGCCGCCAGAGTATGTGACCATGAGCGGTTTCTTGTAACGATGCTCGGATAGCCTTGCAGCGTCCTGCAACCGTGCGATGGCAAGTTGTTCCTTATCCATCAGCTCCACCTTTCTCTCAGCTCTTTTTCGACCTGCTCCGACTTTGCTGTGATGTAATCTGCAAACTCGTCAGGGGTCATGTCCTCTTCTTTGAATTTGCCGACCATCTCCCAGTACCTGTCACCAATACGGATGATTTTCTGCACCTGTTCATCGGTCAGGTCTGCATCGCACCGAAGATTCTGGATCAGTGCGCCCCATGTGGCGGAAATTCCATCCAAAGCCATGCGGAAGCCGTACAACTGATTCTTCCGTGCGATTTTGCGGAGGTTGGTTGACATTGCCTGTTTGCCATTCGAGGGGCGGTTTCTACACTTATTCATCTGACTGCTCCTTATTGACGGAAAGCTCGAATGTGACTTTTAGCTTCTTGTTTCCAATAACGCCCCACATCTTTTCGAGCTTCGTTTTGTCTGAATGCTCCATTTCAGTAATAAAATGAGACAGAACAGCGGAAACTGCTTCATCGGTCACATCAGACTTGCTTCTCCATAACTGCAATCCATCTTTCCGCTGCTTCATCATAGTTCCGGCATAGATGGTTCCGAATAGTCCGCATCCAACATGATATTCAGCCATTTTTATTCTCCTTTGCTTCAAGGCGAGATAGCCAGCGGGTGCTTTTTGCATGAATCATCGCTGTAACATCTTCATACCATTCAGGCGAGCAGTCCAGTGCAGAGATGCAAACAATCACATCCGCATATTCCTCTTCAAACGCATTTTTGCACTCCTCAACGCTCTTCGGTGTCGGGTTCGTTCCATCCAGCGCCCGGCGCAGCTTCAACGCAGCCTGTGCCAGTTCGGATGCTTCTTCTGCCAACTGTGCCAAGATTTCCGTCTTGGGCAGGATGTCTGAAACCTTCTTGCTCACTTTTGTTCTCCTTTCAGCCATTCGTTTAGCTTTTTCATACAAGAGGGGCATAGAAGAACGCTCCATCCTTCTTCTCCACCGATTATTGGCCGAACTTCAAGTTTGTTCTTCATTTTGTTATATTCCTCAAGTGTAAATGTTTCACCACACCTATTACATATCAATGCCATGTTCTTTCTCCAATCTCTTTAACAGCTCATCCACGTCATACCGCCAATGGACACGCAGCCTTTTTGCTTTGACCTCTATCCCTTCTTGCTCTGCCCACTGCCAAGGGATGCTCTTCCGGCTCTCGTTGTAACGGAACGCCAGAACCTTGCTGGCAGGGATTGCAAAGGTGCGGTTGACCGCCCTGTAATTGATTATCACATGGGCGGTCTGACCGCTGTACCCCATCGCTTCCACCATATCAGTGATGTGCTTTTCCTTGCGGTATTTGCACTTTGCCTTGTCGTACTTGCCAAACACCTTTTCCAGAGGGATAGAGGGCGTTTCGATGGTTTTCAGTTCAAACAGGTGGTTCATCGGGTATCGGTACACAAGGAAGTCGCAGATGTTGTCGATGGAAAACGACAGGTTCTCGTTGCCGCCGTAGTAGGTGGCAGCGCTGTCTTTCAATCTGTAGCACCACGCATCGGACGGGACGGATGCTTTGAAGTCTGCTTCAAACTGCTTGCCGGTGTTCATAAATCAACCCGTCCATCGTTTTCTTTTCCATGTGTATGGATAAACATAAAGCATTCCTCTCTTAATCATTCTTTCTGTCATCTGTTTTGCCAGCTCAAGGGATGATGCTCTGGGCGCGAAAATCTGTTCCGGGTATTTGATTTCCACCATCAATCCGTTTCGGATAATAGATTTTTCGCACGGATACTTGTAACCGTCTTTCAGGATATAGCCAACCACTTTCTTGCCACTATGTGGCTTGAACCCATACCAAATGCAAGAAAGCGGGCTACTTTCAAACGGAACTAAAATCCGTTTATCCGAATCGAACCTGCAATGGCTATCTAAGACGGATGCGATGTGTTTCATCGTTTTCTTCGACGGGTTTCTCATCCTCGTTCACCTCTAAATTCACTTCCGAGAAACCGTTTCTTGCCTTTTTCCCGGTGTTTGTCCTCATAATCACGGTGGTACACGCTCTGGCTGTGGTTCAGCTCATACACGAACGCTTTGCGCTCCTCGAAGTCTTTCTTCTCTGCCTTGTACTTCTCGCAAGTGTCGTGGCAGGCTTGGTGGCGTGATGTGCAATTGAGACAACAGGTAATCATTCTTCGCCAAATCTCCTTTTTGTTACAGCCATCGGGAACTCTTCAATCCTCTGAAATTCGTATCCCTTACAGCTTTTCTTCTGCCCTTTTGCACAACAACTAATTTGCGATACGCTTACGCCAGTTTCTTTCGACGCATCTTTCTGCGATTTGCATCTTTTTATAAATATGCCATTCTTATAAACATCAACTGCTTTTCTGCCACACATTCTTGAACTTGAATAGTCATGTTTTTTAGAGATTTCTTTGTAGTTCATTTTTGACGTTCGTTTCTTCCAGTCTGTGTGAGCCATTGCTCTTATCGTTCTTGTCCCGTAAGCATTCTGTTCTGCATTTGTTGCCCACTCTAAGTTTTCGGCTCTATTATCATTTTTTATTTCATTTTTATGATTTACGGTAGCCTTGTTTTCTGGATTTTGGATAAACGCAATCGCAACAAGCCTATGAATCCCAGTTGTTTTCTGAAATCCGTTATCGGACAATGTCACTCTTAAATATCCATCTTTAGATTTTTTAGGAGCCAAAACTTTCCCTGTCTTAGTGTTTTTGATTTCTCCGATATCGCTTACTTCATAATTTGGAAAGCCATCAACTTTCTTCCACATCAGGAAACCTCTTTCTCGTAATCGCAATGCAAAAGTTATCGACTTCGCTTGCCCACCGTGCGGTTCCATCTCCGTATGCTCTTTGCCAGACCAGAGGGAAACCACCCAGACCATCGAATAGGCTACCCAGTGTAGGCTTTTCTTTTAGGTAAGGGCGCATCTTCTGCACCAACCAAAACCACTGCGGCAAAGCGATTGAGTTGCCTAGAGCCTTGTACCGTGGGCTGTCAGCGTATTTGTGCTTCTTTCCTTTGCTATCCGTCCAGTCACCAATGTCGGTGTATCCGTCCGGGTAGCCTTGTAGTCGTTCACATTCAACAGGGGTCAAGCGGCGAACAATCCAGCGGATGGCTTTCTCTGCAATCAGGCACTCGCTGCCATTGCCGATGTTCCCTGCTTTCGCTTTCAAGGTTGAGCATTTGTCGCTTTCCTTGTAGTGGCTGAACGACTGTTCGTTGAAGGTCTTGCGTTCGATTGCAATGGCCGTGTAATCTGTGATTCTGTTTTCGTGGTCGCCTGTAATGGTCGGTACGATTTTTCCATCGCCGTTTCCACGAGCATCATAAACAACAGGCTGAAACAACGTCTGGTCTTGCAACGTAGAAATCGTTGCGCTCAATTCAGTTTGAACTAGAGCGCCTTTACCGCCACCCTCACATCCAGAACGGATTTTTAGAGTGTAGGCTGCGGGTTCTGTGCATCGAGTCGAAGTCTCTCGATGGTCTGATTCCAATACTCGTCCAGTTCCTTTTCCTCCAGACCTTCCTGTTCCTTCACTTTCTGCATCACCTGTGATAGAGTTCCCGGATTCCACCATTCGATCATATCCAGCAACGCTTGCTTCAGGAGTTCGGGCAAAGGTTTTCCACGCCGGGATGCTCTCACAAGGATTCCCTGACAGGCTCGTGCGCTCAAATAGTATTTCTGCGGCACGTTGTCCTCCAAAATCCACGACAAGAGCGATTCTCTTTCGGCGTTGGGGAACTCCCCAATATTGAGCATCGAGCTGTCGCCAAGCCAGAGACCATCCGTTTCCGGCGATTGCTCCGGCTTTGCTCCATCTGCCACCCCTCGGAGGTCTAGGAATTGAAGCGTCTGGTTGTTCCACGCGGGCAAGTTCTTCCAGCACGGCCCTGAAATCTTCTCCTCCGTTGGAGCTGAACGCTCCTGGCACGTTTTCCCAAATAGCGAAAGTTGGATACAGTCCATTTGTCGCTTTCCTCATTTCTTTTATGATTCGAACCGCTTCCATGAACAACCCGGAGCGTTCTCCAGCAAGTCCAGCCCTGCATCCAGCAATGGACAAATCCTGACACGGGCTTCCGAACGTGATGCAATCCACAGGCTCTATCTGGTCTCCGTGAATCTTTGTGATGTCGCCCAAGTGCTTCATTTTTCCAAACGCCCGTCCAGCCAGATAGCGCAGCTCTTATATAAGGTAGGCGGTTCGCCTTTTGTCCCGGTAGCGTAACCGTTAGTTAAAAGGGAGATCAGAACTGTCGTCAATCACAGAGAAGTCATCCGTGTTGCCCTGAGAGTAGTTCTGCGGTGCATCCTGCGCCCGATCGGCGGGTTTGCTGTCAGACTTGCCACCGCAGAAGTCAACCTTGTTCGCCATGATTTCCGTTGCGGTGCGATTGTTTCCCTGCTTGTCGATATATTTCCGGGTCTGGATGCTACCAGTCACCAGAATCAAGCTGCCCTTCTGGAACCACTTGGAAACGAACAGTGCCGTATTGCCAAATGCGGTGCAGTTGAAGAAGTCGGTTTCTTTCTGGCCGCCACTCTGACGGTCGCAGGCAATGCTGAACGTGCAAACATCCTTTCCAGACTTCGTGACCTTAGCTTCGGGCGTGTGAACCAGACGCCCCTGAATTGCGATAGAGTTGAGCATTGTTTAGCCCTCCTTCGGCTGTTTCTGAGCGCATTCCCAACACAGGACGCGTCCAAAGCGTTTCTTCGTGCTTCTTGCAGTTTCCAGCGGAGTGACGGTGCGGTTGTTATACTGAATAGGCTGCAACTGCTTTCCGCAGCAAGCGCATGGGGGGATGGTTTCCGCTTCCGTTTGCTTCTGCGCAGGCTTGTTTGCCCTGCTTGCGGTCTGCTTCTGGTACTCGTCCGTGTCAGCGTCCTTCGTATCGTCAATGCAGAACAGACCGTTCAAGGCGTACTTTCTGGCGTAACTACTTGCAGTGCCGGTAATCTGCGAATCGTCCATGCCCTTCTTAAACTCAGGCTCACGAGCGTATGCAGTCACCGTGTAGGTGGCACCATCCTGTGATTCAACCGTTGCAGTGGCTTCGATATAATGCCAGCTATCAACGATAACAGGCTTGTCGGAAAGCCGCAGCACAAGGCTATGCGCTTTCAAGATGGGCTTGACCGCTTCGAGAATGTCCTCGCACGAGCGGTACTTGTATCCACCGAATTTGTTCATCTGCCCCTTGGGGGCTTTCAACTCTGACTGAACAGCCATCAGAGCTTCATGGATTTTGCTGTTGTCCATCAGTTGTTCTCCTTCCTCGCTTCTTTTCTCGCTTTACGGCAAGCCGGGCAACGCTTAGGCAATGCCATGTTATGCGATTCGAAGAAAATGCGTTCTGCACGAGTAATCTCGAACATTTTGCCGCAGTCACGGCACGTTTTCTCTATGCTCGTGTCCCAGTCCCAGGAAGCTCTTCTTGCGGCATCTTCGACAGCAAACGCTTCTTTGATTTCGTCATAAGGACTCCTAACAAGCGTATGCTGCGGTGCGTGACCGTTCCTGCGGAGCGTTTCTTCTAAGTTGTTCCTTTTGCAGTTTGCGCAAAGAGTTTCGGTGCTGTTCGGAAACACTGAAAACGGCTTATTGCACTTTTCGCAGTGCTTGATTTCTTTCTTGTATTTGCCCATTTTCTTTCCTTTCTTCGGCTTCATTAGGCTTTATTGTTCTTACTTTGGCTTAATATGGCTGTACAAAATCAGCCAGCCATCAGTTGTGCCAACTGCGCACGGAGGTCTTTCAGCTCCGCTTCCCTGTCGTCAATTTCAGACTGCAAGTCCTTAATCTCAGCCAGCCGGTCAGCTTCTTTTGCTTCTGCTTCCTGCTCACGGGTCAGGAAATACACGCCGTCCTCCGGCTCGTTTATTCCTCCGAATCTGTCAAGGTTAATCATCTTTTGGTCTCCCTCTCTTACGTTCTTCTTTGATTTGCAACGCACTGTACCACTGGTCTTTGTCAATTTCGATGGTAGACCACCGGTGGTTACAGACAAGGCACTTTTTCCTGCGAACGATGCTATCGTGGTCAGACCGACTGTCAACCGTTGTAATGTTGTCGCTACCGCACATCGGGCATTTCATTGTGTATCCCTCCACTCGCTGGTGTGGTGGGCAACACGCTTGATTTTTCGGCATTCTTGCTCGCTGCGTTCGTCCATCTCCCCGCTAACTGCCAACGCATACAGCAAGATAGCCGTTGCGAGAAGCCCACAGGATACGAACACCCAGCCAAGCATCTGCGCTGTGGTCTGGCATCCTTGAATTGCATCGCCACAACCGACTGCTGCGATAGCCGCGACCAGACCGAGCATGGAAAGCACCATACCTTTCAAAGTTTTCATTGGTTCTCCTTAGTTCAAAATGATGTCAAACATAAACGGTTTGCTTTCGTTTATCACGATTGTTGCGTTCAGAACCTGCGCTATCTTTGCAAGTGTTTCAGTTTTAACACCAGTCTTGTACGGTTCTTTGTTCGGACTGGTGATATTGTAAACTGTTTGCTCGGACAACCCGCTCCTGTGAATAAGCTCAAGAGCGCTCATGTTTCGCTTTTTAAGCGCTGCTTTCAGTGCCATCTATTCTCTCCTTAGCTTTTCACTGAATGCCCGAAAATCCAGATGGTTGCCATCAGAGCGCCAACCGCGATGATTGCCCGCGTTGCATCTACGCCAACCAAAAGGTCAATTCGGTGAATCAACCAGAAGTTCAGCAGGAACTCTGCTAGAACCAGTGCTAAGACGATTCCCCAAATCAGGACGATTTCTACCAGTGCTTTCATCTTTTTCCTTTCTATTATGTATGTGTTCCAGTCGGTCTTTCTCCCGGCTGTGCCAGCGGATTTCCCGCTTTCCGTAGTATCTACCGTTCATAGGTAAGCTCCCCTGTTGCGAGCATTTGTGACACCTCGCCGTAATGCTTGCCCAGCTTGTCCGCAAGGGCTTGTACTTCTCCGATGGATGGAAAGGTCTTTTCCGGCTTCTTCTTTTCTTGCTGTTTGATTTTGTACGTTGCCTTCGCGTTTAGGTTCGCCTTTGCGTTATAGGCTTTCTTGGCGCATCCATTGTGGTACTTCTGCGATGCTACTTTTTTCAGCATCGGCTTTCCGCAGTATGCGCAGAACGCCTTACGGGGCTTGAATGTAACCCCGGCCTTCTTGCGCTTTCTGTCACGCTCTTTATCGACTTTGCGCTTGCATTCTGAACAATACTTTCTTGTCGGTCTGACCACGCCAAGATACAAGCCGCAGCGCTCACAGTACTTTTCTTCCACGCTGCATCTCCTCTTTCAGTCTGGCTTCCCGATTGTGCCGTTCAAAGCACTGGTTGATGGATTTCTCCATCCACAGCACCTTGTTGGCATCGTTTTTGGACACGCCAGCAGCCATTGCAAGCTTCAGTCTGCGCTTGCTGCTTTGAGCTTTACGAAATTCCATCACCAACACTCACCAGCCTTATCTGTGATGAACTTCGGGACTTTCTGACCTGTTGCAACGCACAGCGCAACCAGCTTTTCAACCCAGATGTCGTACAGGCTTTCTTTGGGCATATAGCACTGGCCGACACAAGGCTCCTTAAAGCTTTTCCAGATCGTCAGTCCGACAGCGCCATCCGTGACCGTCCATATCATACTGTAACCTTCACTGCACAGGTTGTACATAATGGCTCGTGCTTTGCTTTTGGCTTTGTTGATTTCAAAGGCATCCCAGCACTTTTTGCTTTCCTCGTAGGCCTCAACCGCAGCGTCAATGGCAAACTTGGCTTCATCAGGGTGCTCAAGGTCTACCTTTAAGGTGATGATCTGTTCCATGTTCAGTCCTCCGCTTTCTGGGTTTTCTTTGCTTTCAAGAAGAGGTTTACGAAGTAGACTTGGCCACGACCGGAAATCTTTGGAGTGCGGTTGATAGAAATGTGGTCGCTGTGCTGAATCGTGGTTTCTTTGATTTCAAACAGCCCCATCTCCATACTCCGCTGCGTCGGCAAGTTGTAATCGCTACGTTTCGGGTCTTTGATGAGATAGCCATTCCGGCGTAGCCAGTCAAACAAGCGGTTCTGACCGATGTTAATGCCGTTCTGAGACAGCAACTTTGCCATTTCGCCAACCAAAATGCTCTTTTTGCTAGCGCTCACCGCGTCAGCAAAAACGCCCTTCGGCGTAAGTTCTGCAATCTGCTTGTCCTTCTCTTCCAGCTCCTCATGCGCTGCGATCAGTGCAGTTGCAAGGAGCTGCGAGCGGGTAAGCTGCGGTTTTTCAGCCAGCTTCTTTTCCATTTCGTTGAACGCTGCAATGTACTTCAGTTTCCATTCGAGAGCAGCCTTTCCGGTGAAACCCATAGCCAGCAGGGTGAAGCCGTCACGGTTCATCAGATACATGGGGTAGCTCTGGCCGTTCTGCTCATGGACGTACTCGGTCTTGTAGAACATGGGGGTGTCCCCATTTTTGGGGAGACCCCTCATAATGTCTTCGATGTCACGCATCACATGGTCATGACGCTTCTCGAAGCTATCTGCAATCTGACGGCTGGAAACCACAGGCTCGCCATTTTGCATGGATAAAATAATGTCGTTCATTTTTAATCCTTTCTTATGACTTACTGCTTGTCCCTCACAAGTAAAGCGTCTACCGACACACGGAAGTAATCAGCAACTTTCACAAGCTGTCGAATGCTCGGCCCATTTGCGGAGCGTTCCCACTTGCCCAGTGCGCCGTTGCTTAAACCAGCGGCTACTTCCAAGTCAGTACGAGACAGACCATGTAACTTGCGAAACTCGTCGATTTTAGAAAGATTCACTAGCCATTCTCCTTTCTGGGCTTGCATTTTACTAGAAAATATGCTACTATGTAGTTGCGAAGTACAAAGTGAACATTTTCTAGCGACTTCCCGATAGATTTGTCAGGGGTCTTAGTTTTTGTTTGCCCTATGCTTCATATTATACTAGCCAAGTGGCTATTTTTCAATAGTCAATTTTCAATTTTGTGAACATTTGGCTATTTGCACAAAAAGAGAGGTCTTTTTCTATGCGCAATGTGGAGCGAGCCAAAAGAATCGCTGCCGACAAGGGTGTCAATATATCCTTTGTGTGCAGAGAAATCGGAAAAAGCAGAGGTTATATCTCTCAAATGCTTACTACCGACAGGGATTTTCCAGATGAAATGCTTTCGCCAGTAGCCAACGCGCTAGGCGTTACAGTTGAAGAACTGACTGGCAACCAAAAAGAAAACCCGCCCCAGCAGCCGCAAATTGAAGTTGACGCGGATATTAAATGGATTGAGCAGAAGCTAGTAGAGATGCCGAAAGAAAAGCGTGAAGCTTTGATGAAGCTTATTAAAACGATGTGAAGGGGATGCCAATGAAAGGAACGGGCTTAGATAAGGCAGTTTTCTTTGGCGGCATTGGACTGCTTGTTTTTTCTTGCAGCCTGCATGGGACACCCAGTGCTATTGTTGGTATTGCTGGAATTGTTCTTTGCTGTTACAAGTGGCAGGCCTGCTTTGGCACAAAAGCAGAAAGAAAAGCCAAAAAAGAAGCACAAAAAGTTCAAGCAGAAATGGAAGCGGCGCAGGAAAGAGAAGAAATCAGGGCTGCGCATAACCCTGTAAAAGCAAAAATTATTGTTTCCAACACTAGCAAAAAGGCAGGGAGTGCTGCCATCCGTACTGCCATTGGCAGTTCAATTGCTGGATTGCCCGGTGCTGTTTACGGTGCAGCATCCGCAAAATCTAAAACCAGCGTCACATTTTATGTGACGTATGAAGATGGGCATCACGGAAGCGAAACTGTAAATTCCGATTCTAGCCGGTTCTTAAAACTGATGAAAGTCTGTAAGGATTGACCCGGTACAAATAAAACCCCTTGCGCCGGGCTTTCGGTAGCCTTATGCGCAAGGGGTTTTGTCATGCATTGGTTATTGCTTCTTTTGCCGCCGGAATCTTCTCAGGGTGTTCCAGCAGCCATGCAATAAATCGGTCAATCTTGGCTCTTTCCTGTTCACTCATTGTGGCATATCCTCCCGATCGGTAAATGCAGATGTTCATTTGATACGATTATACATCTTCTAGTTGTTAAGTCAATGTCTTTTGAACAACTTTGTAAAAATCGAACGTTTTCTTCACATCCATTACTTCACATCAGGGAAGCCACGAGTGTTCAAGTCAAAAGGGGCAACGCCTATCCATCTTTCCTCCAATCACAGCTCTACGAGCTGTCCGTCAATGCGTTCGATGTTGTCTGCCGGGTCGCGCCCATCGTCTAAGGCGGCTATGGCGCGTTCCAGAACGCCTTTTGCTTCGAGGTAAGCATCTTTATCAGCCTCGTACCCAGAAAGGCTCAGGACAAGCTCCAGCGTCCGTCTGCGAGCGTATGGGACAATCAGAGCATCTACGGTTCGGTTCATTAGCTTTCCTCCCACGGTTCAGGTGTGTGCGGCTTCCCATCGGGAACACTGGCAGGCATTCCGTCGATGATCGGCATACGTTCATGGTTCCAGATTACAGTTTCTTTCATTTTTGTTCCACTCCTCTTTGGAATTTTTTGACAATACAGTTATATCACATCTCGCTGTTTCAATGAAATAGCGACTTTTTTCAATTATTGTTTCACATTTTGAACAATATATCAGTTAAATTCCTTTACATTTGTATCATTTTGTCGAAAGAGGGGTATTTATGGATGATTATAGGATACGAGTGGCAAAAGCGTTAGAGATGGCAAGAGCAGAATCCGGACTTAGCCAACAGAAGCTTGCGGACAAAATGGGTGTAGGCCGGACATCCATTTTTCGTTATGAGCAAGGGACAATGACTCCAGATGCTTCTACTATCATAAAGTGGTTCGTGTGCTGCGGTGTTGCGGTCAAGCCGTACATAGACACTTGTTTGCATCCCGGATTATTGGAAAGTCTGGCTGGCGATGCCAGTACCGAGAGAAAGAGAGATACGCTGATAGAGCATATCAAAGAAGCCCATTCGCAAGAAATCGACCTGCTGTGCTATCTGATCTATGGCAATCACGGCTCAGATTACCTTGCCGTTCTGTGCGAAATGGTAGCAAACCTTCACACGACTTTGCGTGATCGTGTGTCCGTCTGCCGCACCGTCACAGGTCATTATGAAATGGCGCAGGCAACCAAAACTGACCCAGACCCAGACGGAACACAACCCAATATGCAGATTTTATATCAGGCACAGGACTGTGGGGAAGCTGCGGCCATGAAGCGAAACGATTCGTATACCATCAACGAAGAAAACATTTTGCGCTGATTGTCGAATTATCGCAGTTTTTGCGGAACATTTTGTCCTCGTTCATCCACTTTTTGTACACGTTTCATGCAGATTAGGTATACCTTTACCTTGTCAATCCGTCCCCCATAGGCTGTAAATCGACAACATTCGCGCGGAATAAATAACGTATTATCGTTAATCTATTGCTTGCGATTTGTCGGCTTGTCAATCTGTCCCCCATAGCATTGAATTAAAAGTTTTCTCATCCACTTTTTGTACACCTATCCACAATCTGTCCACGTTTGACACGGATAATGGAAGGTTGCTTCATCGCCGATACAGTCTTATTCAGCAATTGACAGCTTGAATTATCAACAAACTGGAATGGAAAAATAAAGAAATTGTTGAAAATTATCGTCATCGACTATTTAACGATGATATTTAACCTCTTGTTTATTTCTTGTTTAATATATAATATGTAGATGGGGGACGAAATGACAAAGCATGGGGGACTTTTTGACAAGTCATGGGGGACAAAATGACGAGGATATGGGGGACAAAAAGACAAGTCATGGGGGACGAAAATAGTTGACACGTCCCCCTACTTGTGGTATACTGTTTTCAGACCATTAAAGGAAGTGAGCAGATGCCAAAAATATCAGACAATAACCTTGTCGAGAAAAGCAAGTCCCTTGTTTGGGCGAAGTTCAGGGACTACACCGCAGGAGAACTTCGGCTGTTGGAGGTTTACCTATCAAGAATAAATCCGAGAGACCCAAGCAGCAGCCGTGTGGAGTTCACTTTGGCGGAATATAGGGAGCTTCTTGGGCTGAAAAGCCTTGATGCAAGAAGGATTGAGCCGCAGATCAAGCACTTTCTTGGCAATACGGTGTCGATTCCAATTGACAAGGAGAAAGGCACGTTTGAAAGCTTTGTCTTGTTTACGAGGGCAAAACTGGACTATGTGCCCGAAACAAGGTCTTACGTTGTAGCAATCACCTGCAACCCTGACCTGCGCCCTATCTTCTTTGACATAGCCGAAAGCGGATATGTTCGGTATCGGCTGCGTTACACGTCACGGATGAAGTCACAGTATAGCATCTTGCTTTACTCGATTCTTCGGGACTGGTTGAATATGGACAACAAACCGCATGAAATCAGTCTGAAGAAGTTGAGAGAGCAGCTCGGTGCGATGGAAGCCAGCTATGACGTTTACAAGAACCTTCGCAAGCGAGTGCTTGACGTTGCGGTGGATGAAATCAATGCTGTGTCTGACATTGTTGTGACCTACGAACCAGTCCTTGTGGCACGAAAGGCTGTGGCAGTCAAGTTTAAACCAAAAATTAAAGCGTCTGAGACGTTGATTGAAGCACAGGCAAGCGAAGTGTTGACCGAACCTCAAAAAGCCGCCAGAAAGCCCCGCAGAAGCGGATATGAGGATTTCGACTGGTCTGTGTGTGACGGACTGGAAAAGCAGGACTGCATTGACGTGGCGAAGGTAGTTGAGAAGTGGATGAAGAAAGAGCATCCTGAAATCAAGCTGCCAAGACGCAGAGAAGCTGTCTACGACACGGTGAAGGCTGCATACAATGACATCTTGTCTTTGGACAGGTCTCCGTTCCCGGACAGACCTGTTGGTTATCTGATTAGAAGCGTGGACAAGGCGGGTATCGTAGACAGGTATATGCCAGCGTTCTATTCCATTGAAGCCTTGCAAGAGCAGCCAGATGTAGCACATTAAGCAGAAAGGAGAAGGCATGAGACTGATTGACGCAGATGAATTTTATCAGCAAGAATGGATTCGCTGCGGAATGTATGAGCCGATGATTGGTGTCGATAAAGTCTATGACAACAAAGAAACATCATACAGAACATTACGAAGTAGGTTAAATAAAGTTCGAGAAGTCGATGATCTTAGTATTGCAAGATGGATAAATGTAAAAGACCGTTTACCAGAAAAATTAATCGATGTTCTTGTGCTAGACGGAAACTGCAAAAAAATAGCCTATCTAAGTGATGGAAGAATTTGCTCAGATTCATGGAAAACAAATTATATCGATAAATTTGGCGAAAGAGAAACACTAAACGGGGTGACGCATTGGATGCCGTTACCAGAACCACCGAAAGAATAAAGAAAGAGTGATAAAATGGCAAAAATTCCCTACTCCGTTCTGAATAAAGCAGAACTTGACCTTGAAAAGAAGTTTGATTATCAGTTTCAGTTCAATCATCATGGAAATCAGGCTTCTGTAAGGGTTTTGCCGCAGAAAAGCTATAGCGAACTAACGCCTGACGAAGCGATTGAAGCCGGGAAAGCTTTGATCGAAGCTGGTAAAGCAGCGAAAGAGTTCGTTTACAACGGATATTTTATAGACTGGGGAGAATAAAAATGGCAAAAATCATAGCTGTTGCCAACCAGAAGGGCGGCACAGGAAAAACCACCGCAAGCACCTGTCTGGCTGGTGCGTTGCAGTTGCTTAGCAAGAAAGTCCTGCTGGTGGATTGCGATGCCCAGTGCAACGCAACGGACACCTACGGCGCACAGACAGAGGACGTATGCACCCTGTTTGATGTGATGACCCGGCAAGGAACGGTAGAGGAAGGAATCCAGCACTGCGAAGCTGGCGACATTCTTCCGTCCGACAACGCATTGAAGGACATTGACGAGCAGCTTGTCCGGGACATGGGCAAGAACTTCCGGCTACGAGAAGCCCTTGAAAGCGTGTCTGAGCAGTATGATTACATTGTGCTGGACACTCCCCCGCAGCTTGGTCTTGCGCTTGTGAACGCACTGATCGCCGCCAACAGCATCATCGTTCCCATCACAGCAGACCGTTACGCACTGGCTGGTTTGAGCCAGCTTTCGCAGACCATCGGCGATGTTCGCAGATACTTCAATCCGACTTTGAAGATTGAAGGATTGCTCCTGAACCAGTACAAGAGCCGTGAGAACTTGTCCAAAGAGGTCGTTGAGCAGCTTCCTGTGATTGCACAGAACATGGGGACAACCCTTCTGGACGTGAAGATTAGACCGTCTATGGGCGTTCGTAAGGCGCAGGCAGAGCGGCACAGCCTGTTTAGCGGTGACACGGCAAAGAGCACCAGCGCAGAGGATTTCAAGGCGTTGGCAGAGATTATTGTAAAAGGAGAAGAAAAATGAGCGGTGGACATTGGGATTATCAAAATGACAGCCTTGCAAATGCTATTTATCAGCACTGCTACCCAGATTATAACCTTGCAGATGAACGTGTAAAAGAGCTTTCGATTATTGCACGAAAAGAAAATCCGCTTGGAGACAAAGATTTAAGTATGCTTCTGTACGATTTGCTTTGTGTTTTGCATAGCTGTGATTGGTACAGAAGTGGCGACACTGATAAAGAGCAGTATAAGAAGGATGTACAGTATTTCAAGGAAAAATGGTTATGGAGCAAGGAATGGATTAAAGTGAGCGACCACTACCCCGAAATGGTGGATATAAACGGAGAACTTGAAAGCAATCCTGTCCTCGTTGCATCGCCGTTGACAGGAACAGATATTGCACAGTGTTACTTCTATCCAGAAGACGGTGGAAAACCTATTTGGAAAACAGATTGGTGTAATAATCTTGGAGCGACGCATTGGATGCCGTTACCAGAAGCTCCGTCCTTTGAAGATTCGGATTATGAGGAGGCTGACACAGAATGAAATCAACCAGCAAAAAATCAACAGGTTTGCTTGGCGGGTTTGATTTTCAGCCTATTTTTTTGGAACAGCCATTAAGCCGAAGTGAGCCAAAGGAAGAAGAAGTAAGCCAAGCAAAGCCGAACGAAGCCGAACAAGCACCGATTAAGCCCAGTGAAGCCGCAGACAGCCATGTACAGCCTAATGAAGCACAGTTAAGCAGTATTAAGCCGAAGCAAGCCAAAGACAGCGAAACACAGCCAAACAATGCCGTAGTAAGCGAAAGCAAGCCGAAGAAGCTGAAACAGGCGAAGGAAGTTCAACGCCTTATCGAACAAGGCGATGTTCCCGGCGCACTAGCTGAAGCCGGTTTGACAAAGAAAAAAATCCCGATGCCGGAATCGCATCAGGGCGTTGCAAGCGGTGATGGCAAGCGTTCAAAGCGTATTACCATTCTTATGAGCGAGGAAGAACGCAAGTACATCAACCGTGAAGCCAGACGGCACGGAATGACGATTGGGCAGTTCGTGTACGCTCTGGCAGTTGCAGCGGCAGAGGGGAAGATTGAGTTGGAGGATTTCTTGGAGGATTAACGAATGGGCGTAACAATCAAATGCAAAAAGACTGGGCGTGAAATAGATGTGGGCTATTTCGGTTTTTTCAAGTTGAGAACGAAAGTTGCAGAACTTGTTAGTTCGGAAGTCGGAGAACACTATAAAAAGCTTGATGACATTTTCGACATACCATCTCCCGAAAAAGAACACGCTCTTGAATCGTACAATGACGAAACAGAGCGATTGGTTGAAAGCAAGGAACTTCCAATCAAAATTGCAGATTTCCTTTATCAATCGGACTGTGACGGAAAAATCAGATACGGTGCCTGCAAGCAAATCTTGAAAGTTATAGGTGATTATGACGATAGCATTATTTACGGATATGTGGGCAGAGAAAATCCTGCAAAGTTCAAGGACTTCAAAGAAATTCTTCAAGATTGCGTAGACAATAAGTGCTTTATGATTTGGAGATAACAATAAACCCCTGTGTAGTCACAATGACCGCACAGGGGAGAAAGGAAGAACATGAACGATAAAGCTTCACTCGAAAGCTTGACTTGCAGAGAAAAAGAAAAATTTGCGGTTGGCTTTAGATGTCAACATTGCGGAACGGTTGCTTGGGTAAAAGGTAAAGACATGAAGATAGAAGAAAAATTCATGGACAGAAAATTCATGGATGGAAGCTATGTTTGGATTTGCCCGATGTGCAAGTTCGGAATGGAAAGCATCACATTTGCGCCAGTCGAAAATATTTTTGATGAATAACAAAACGAACCCCTGTGCAACCAATCAAGGCTACACAGGGGTTCGTTTTACTTATCAGCAATGCAATCCCAGTAGAGATATGCCTTGCCATCTGCGGCATCTGCATCCTCAAGGAACGCCTTTGCCATGTCAGCGTAGAAGCCAGGAGTGTCAACGGACTGACGCTTTGCGACCTGACAATAATCCGAGTACATCATGTTCATAACAGCCCAGAAATCGTTTGGGTCACAGTTTATATTACGCTGTTTGGCAACGTCCTGTGTCTGTTCCAACGTCCAGTGACAGCCCTTTGTGCCGTCAGCGTTCACCATGCTATCGCACCATTCCTCCGCTTCATCGTGGGTGAGGTGCTGGCGTGGCATCTTGATGGAGCGGCTGTCAGCACCGCCACGTTCGTACTGCCCAGACTGCTTGTCCCAGTCGCCGTTCTGCGAGAAGCCGATTTGCGGCATCTTGCGCCCATACTCTACGTCAGGGTAGCGGGGGATAGGGTAGGGGGCGATGTAGCGGTTCTCTTCCTGCGGATAATAGGGATAGCGGTCGTTGCCGCCTTCCAGCTTACGCAGACGCCGTTCCATCTCGCGCTCCCTGCGGTCACGCTCTTCCTCAAGGCGGTCGCGCTCCGGCTCACGGTCTTTTTCGTGGTCACGGAGCATCATCATGCGGCGGAAATTGTTTTTGCCCATAATCTACACCTCCTCAAGAAATGGACGCGGGCGCACCGGCGTGGGAACGGCAGAAGCAGCCAAGATACTTGAACGTACCGGTGCCGGTCGCAGACGTTGCAACGCGGGTAGCATAGCGAGTGCGAGTGTGGATGCTCTCAGCGGTCGCCTGAGCGCAGTTGCAGTCGGTCAGAGGGTATGCGGTAGTTCCTGCGCCGATGGTAATGACAACAGGGGCGTTGATGGTGGTCGTGTCCGGGATGCTCTGGGCAACCACGATGCAATACTTCTCTCCGTTCTGGTATGAGCCAGCAGGGATATTGATGGTCAGCGTATCATTGGCGAACGTCACCGACTGGCTCAAGACCAGATGCGGGCAGAGTTTGCAGCTTGTTTTGCAAGCCATAATGTTTTCCTCCTAAAAAATCAGGGGCAGAGGTGTTTTCCCCCTGCCCCGATGGTTCACCCGGTATTATCGGGGAGTGTGTTGGTTAGCAGCAGCCGCAGCAGTTCACGCTCACGTTGGGGTTTGCCACCTGATAAGCGGGAATCGGACGAGGATTGACCCGATTCAGGATGGTATCAGTCTGCTGGGACATCACGGTGGTCAGAAGCGCATTCTGCCGATCCTGAGAAGCGGCAAACTTGAGGTTCTGGTTCTCAGCGGTCAGAGTTGCGATCTTGTCCTGCGTGAAGTAGTCCATCATGCTGCGGAAGTTGGCGTTGCAGTTGTCCACGATGGCGCGGGCATTGTCTGCGATGGCCTGCCGGGTGGCACAGTCTTCCGTTGCGATGGTGTACTTCAGGTCGCCGATCAGCTGCTTGTTCTCGCAGCAGCAAGATGCCAGCTGCGTGGCAAGAGCGGTCTGACCCGCCTGCCGTGCGTTGCCTTCCTGCATGATAGCAAGGCTGATGGCATTGTCGCCGTTGGACACGCTGCGTTCCAGGCCGTTCACCAGCTGTGCGTTCTGGTAGCCAAGCTGACAGATGGCACTGTTCACGCCTGCAAAGCCGTTCGCGATGTTGGTGTTGACGCCGTTCATCTGCGCCAGCTGGTCATAGCCCAGAGAGCAGATACCGCTCTGGATGCCCGCCAGAGAGCGGGAGGTGTCCTGCTGGTAGAAGCCCTCAGACAGAGCCGCGCGGGTGTCTGCACCGCCCTGACCAGTTGCGCCAGTGCCGACCAGATAGGGGATGTAGGCGTTCATGCCGTTGTCACCACCGTTCCGGCCATAGCCGTTTGTGCCCCAGCCGAAGATAATGGCGAGGATAATAACAGCCCAAAGACCCTCGTTGCCGAAGAATCCGCCGTTGTTATTGCCGCCATCCTGCCCAGCCAGATAGCCAGTTGCAAAATCGTCCATAAAAAAACTCCTTTCGTTTTGCGTTATGCCATCCCATCGCCGTATGCGATGGGCGAAGCCAAACAAAAGCGGTTTTTGTCAAGTCCGCAAAACTGAGAAGCGTTTCGCTTAGAGGGATGCTTTATCGGGGCAGCGTCAGATTCAGGGCGCTTGCCAGTTGGTTCAGGTCGATGCCACGCTCTTTGGCGAGGTTCTGCGCCATCGTCCTGAGTTGCGCTTCGTTTTTGCCCTGAATCAGGTTCAAGCCCTGCATAATGGGGGCGCTCTGCCCACCCAACTGCTGGATAAGCCCCATCGGGTTTTGTCCGGCACGAGCCAGATTTGCAAGCTGCATGATAGGGCTGTGAGTAATCATATCAAACGGAGAGGGCATCGCTTATTCTCCTTTCTTCGCTGCGGCAGAGGGCTTCGAGAAGCTCTTCTGCCATTTTTCCAGCTCATCCAGCCGGCGCACGATGGCATCGTACTGCTCAACAGGCACATACTGCTGTGTCGGTGCAGCGGTCTGCTGCGCCTGTTGCGCCTGCATTTGCCGCCATGCTTCCGGGCTGTAAAACTCTAACACGTCAGATTCACAAGTGTTTGGGTTCAGACGTTTGCAGTAGATGACCCCACTACGCAAATCCGGGCAATACGTCCATCTTCCGTACAGATCAGATGGAATTGCCAGAAATTCCTCCCTGCTGGAAACAGGTCTGCCAAGCAGCCAGCCGCCATCTTGTGCCGACTGCTGAACAGGCTGCTGCCCATTCATCGGCTGCGGACGCTGCGGCTGCGCCTGTTGCATCTGCGTGTTTGGCAGGGGAGTGGCAAGCCCAACTGTGCCCATGCCGCCGTAAGGATTGACAGGCTGCTGTGGAACGTAAGGTGCTCCGGGTGTCGGATAATAGCTCATAATACATCCCTCCTTGTGTTTCTAGTGTACCGCATCGGCAGAAACCGAAAGACAACGAAGGTACAACGAAGGACAAAAAAGAAAAGCGCCCACACGGAAAAATCCGCATGAGCGCTTAACTGTTAAGGGCTTCACATTGGAAGCAAAAATAAAATATCACGTTTTGACTTGCAAGACAAGAGTTTCGACAAAACTAGTGCAAATAAGACAAAAAATCAAGAGCGGAACCGCACAAAAAGAAAAGCGGCAGGCCCGAAAGCCTGCCGCTTCAATGCGTTTCGTGAGAAATTGCACCAAATTAAGATGATGATATCACACATCCAGCATTTTATCAATAATTTTCAGCCTATTGCCGATTGATGTCCGACAATACGGCACACGCGCTGCAATATCAACTTGGCATAGCTGGTCAACGTACCGCAACCGGGCGATTTTCCGGTCATACCTCCCAAGCGGCGCACGTTTTATCACAGCTTTTATCTGTTCCGCATCAAGCCCTTGCAACGCTGGCGGAAAGACTACGCGAGCCGCCGCCACGGCCAACCCCGAGCCAGAAGGGCTGCGGCAGCTGTCCAGCGTTGCGCACCATATTGCCAATGCTGGCAAACTGGTGACGTTTTGTCACCAATTTCGTGATGTCACGAAATTGCTCTTGTGCGGCGAACATCTCGGTGACGTCACCGAGATGGCGGTATGTAGTGCTTGCCATGATATCCTCCTTACTGCTTTTGCAGGGCTGCTCTTGCCCGGTCAAAGAAAAACTGAATGATCTTGCTCATGGTCTCCTCGGTGATTGCCCAGCTGACCAGCTTGCCCCACCGACTGTTGTCCAGATAGTGGCGCAGCATCTTGACGCACCACGCCTTGCGCTCTGCGCCGCGCTTGGTGCCCTGAATCTCTCGCTCTGCTTGGTCAATGAGGTTGAGCACCAGCGTCCTGACCGCTGCGCCGTAGCCCAGACGGATAAGCCCCAGCACAAGCGACACAGCGCCCACAACGATGAGCGCAAGCGCCAGCCACGCGGGCAGCGGGGTGAGAATGGTGTTAAGGATTGCTTCCATGATTGGTTACTCCTTTCAGCAGATAATTGTTAATGTCGGTCTTGCTTTTTTGCATACCTTCCCGGTTGTTGCCGGATAGTTGCGCATCCAAAAGGTTTTGCACGCCAACGAGGACAAGTCGCATTTCTTCGTCAATGCCGTCAAATCGCCGGAGGTCTCTTGCAAGGGCTTGTGTATGCTGGAGCTGCCCCTGTTCCAAGGTGCCGACGCGCTTGTCCAGCTCATCCAGCCGCTTGTTCTGCGCGTTGTCCGGCTCCTGTGCCTTCTTGATGTACTTATGGATGATTTCCAGCACCTTGTCGATCGTGATGGCAGCAGCGCATAGGCTGCCCAAGATGCCCAGCACCCACAGCAAAGCTTCTTTTTCGGTCATTTGCCCTCCCGGAGACGGGTCAGACCCTTCTTTGCAATGATTTTGGCATAGTCCTTGTAGGGCACAGACAAGTCCACGCCGGAAATCTTGCCCGGGATCGCGTCCACAACACCGGGAATCTTGCCCTTGCTGGTGTACTGCCACAGCCCGAATTTCCATTCCGGCGCGGGCTTTTTGCTGCGGTAGGCTGCAAGCCACACGTCATACGGCTTGAGCGCCGCGCCGGTCATGTACATGTTATCACGGCCAAAGTACAGCCCGGTGTATAGCATGGCGTAAAAGCCCCAGCGCTCCACCGTGCCCAGCGCATGAGCGGCAATGTTCGTCAGGGTCTGCTTGTCCAGCGGAGCTTGCACATACTTGTCCTCAATGTCCACCGCCACCGGCAGCTGCACTGTCTTGCCGGTCAGCACCTTGCGCAGCAGGGCAAGTTCTGCGTCAGCTTCTTCCGTGTTGACCGCCTTGCAGTAGTAGTACACGCCACAGGGGATGCCCAGCCGCTGGCACTCGCGGTAGTTGCGCTCAAAGGTGGGGTCGATGTACGGCTTGCTGGGCGCGTCTTTCGCGCTGTTGCCCAGCGCCCGCAGCATCACGCCGGAGACAAGGCCGCTTGCCTTGACATTGTCCCAGTCGATGTTACCCTGCCAGCGGGAAACGTCCATGATAGGTCTCATACTCTGCTCCTTAATACTTTTCGCCGGTAATCTCTTCATACTCTTCTGCGGTCAGGCGCTGGGGCTTGCGCTGCACAAGGATGCGCAGCATGGCCTTAGACCAGCGGCCCGCCTCGTACTCGTCTTTCGCTTTGCCGAAGATCGCGCTGTGCTTATCACTCATGGCTCATGCCCTCCTTGTCTGCAGCCTCGTCCTCAATGGGCACATCGGCCAGAATGCACAGGAAGTCCACCATAGACGCGATCTGTGCCAAATCCGCGTCCCGGTTTTCGTTTTCGGCGGCGGTCTTGATGTCGCCAGTGTTGTGAACAATTTTCATGTAGTTATCCCCTCCAGCAGAGTTTTAACGTATTGATCCATGCGCTGCAGCAGCTGCTGCGAGTTGCCTTTAGCGGCATGGGCTTTCCATGATCCATACTGCTCATACAGGGCAGATGCCGGTTTCTCTCCTGCCTTGATGAGCTGGGCAAGCCGAAACAGGCGCTTGCGCTCGGCCTTGACATTCTGCGGGTCAACGGTCATAACGACCTTGCCCGCCGGGGTCAAGCGGTAGATGAAACCTAGAAAACGGAATCCATCCTTTAGCCTGACGATCTTGGTCTTGGTCGGGTGCAGCTCCATGCCATCGGCAGCGTACCGGGCGCGGATCGCCTCCCGCCACTCCTCAAGCCGTGCCTTGTCGTGGTGGATGATGAGGCTATCATCCATAAAACGGACGTACTTTTTCGCCCGCAGGCGCTCCTTGATGTAGTGATCTATGGGGTCGGGCACCGAGATCCCGGCAAGCTGCACCATCTGGCTGCCCGGATTATAACCGGCCTCGCCGGTATATTGACGATCCAGCACCTCACGCACGCGGTTATGCACACTTGGCGGCAGATGCCGCTCAAAGCAGCGGTTTGCCACGTCATGGGGCATCGTGTCGTAATAGTGCCGGATATCTACCAACAGCACATAGCCATCAGCGCCGTGCTGCCGGTATTCGCGCTCCATCATGAGCTTGACCTGCTTGCGCGCCCAGTCGGTACCTTTGCCGGTCTGACAGGCCGCGTTTTGCCGGATGAAGCTCCGTGTCATTGCTGGATAAACAGCATTGTCGTTGAGAGAGCGCTGGTATACCCTATCCCGAAAGCCATTCGCAACCGCTGTGCGGGGCTTGGGATAGGTGATTCTAACTTTGATTGTTGGCCGTGCCTTGTATGTACCTGTCGCGAGCTCCTTTTGGAGTTTCAGGATCTCGTCCATCCGAAACAGGTGAAACCGTCCAACGCTTGCCTTGCGGCACACGCCTTTGGCGCACTTGCCCTCGGAATTATACAGGGCATCGAACCCGATTATTATTTCTTCTTCTTGCACTGATTTTTTCAGCTCTCCTCGCAAGGATCTGCCGGGTGATAGCGGTCAACACCCCGCAGGGTGGCCACGTCCGGCTGATATTGTTCGTCTGCCAGAGGACAGACATGGCACTCGGCTCCTTGCACGGCAGTTTTTGCCCGGCCTCTGCTATGCAGGGGATTTTGTGGGCGTGCTGCCGTCCAATCCGGGGCGCAGCGATACGCGTTGATCGCGTACCAGTTGTTGACGTTGCCGCTGGAGTCCACGCTGAAGGCACTGCTGCCGTAGCCACGATTCGCAGAGCGCAGCCGCACATAGCGGCCCATTAGCCTACAGCCATTTTTATGTCAAAGCGCTTTTGCACGCTTTGCATCACTCTCGTGCCAGTCCCGGCAACGCTGCCGGATATCGCGCACAGTGTTGCCCCAGAAAGAGCACCGTTTGCCAGAAAGGTGGTAGCTGGCTTTTGCCATGTCTATCTCCGCCAAAAGGACGGTGCACAGCCGGACGGCGTGCCTTTGAAGCTTAAAGCGCTCCTCTCTTTCGTTCGGCTTGTCCAGCCGGAGGTCGTTTGCTCCGAAGATATCAAAAAATATCCGGTCTGCCGTAGCGCGCAGTTGACCGGGAAGGCTTGCGTCAATTTCGAGGTCAAACACTTTCGCGTTTTTGGTGATCTGTCTGGTATACAGTGCCAGCTCACGCGCGTCAAGCGGCAGCGTGAATTTATTGTCCGGTATCTGGTCTTTGCGCATTGCCATGGGATAGCACTCACTTTCTCACCGGGCAAGGGATTGCCCGGTGATTATTTAACAAGATTGGTCATTTTGCAAGCCGGGGCGCAGCGATCCGCGCCGATCGCGCCCCAGCCGTTGACGTGGCCGCTGGAGTGCACGATGAAGGCATTGCCGCCGTAGCCACGATTCGCAGAGCGCAGCCGCACATAGCGGCCCACAGTGCGCTGTGCAAGGTCGCGGGTGATACGCAGCGGGTAGGTCTGCCACAGAGCCTGCGGGGTCTTTGCGCCGGTGCGCTCCTTCCAGTACGGCCAGTATGTACCCTCGCCACTGACCTGCGGAGAACAGTAGATCTCCTCCAGCGAGGGCAGGAAGATTTTGTCATAGGTCACCACAGCGCTGCCGTCATCGGTGACGGTGTTGCCGTAGGTCACGACCTTCACGCGGGTCAGCGCGTTCTTGAAGTCATCCGAGAAGCCAGCAAGGAAGCCGGGCACGGTGTCCGCCTGATCGGGCTTCATGTCCCATTCATCTTGCGGCTGCCACCACGCACCAGCGGGTGCATCGCTGTTGAGGTACTGGCGGTATGCGGACTTATACCACCGGTTATCGCCGTAGGCAACCGAATGCAAGCCGTTCAGTTTGCCGTTGGGCTTTGCAAGGAAGGAACCAAGATTTATGCCATCGACGCCAGCAGAGACGTTGCAGGTCTCCAGCAGCTCGGACTTATACTGATCCTTGTAGACGTAAACCTTCCAATTGGCAGGTGCAACGTCCGGTGCTTTATAGAAGCCGGTCATGCGTGCACCTGCGGGGGCATTTTTGGTCAAGGTAAAATTATAGGCACCGCCGTTTATGACGTTTGTGCCATAGGTAAAATCAAAAATGATGTTGTAGGTGCCAGCCACCAGACCGGCCTCCGGCACAACGTAGAAGGCCTGATATGCAGAAAACTGGATATCTTCCAGAGACGCGTAGTGCATCTGCAGTACCATTGCGGGTGCGGTGGTGCCGGTCTCGCCCTCGGCGATATCATCCGCTTTTACCACGTCCCACGGGCAGTCGTAGACTTTGCCGTCCTTGCCGGTGTAGGTGTTGACCAGCTGCGTGCCGACCGGGAAAACCGCCGGTGCGTTACCGGCAGCCACAACCGCCTTGATGCCGCTATAGTCCATCTCCTCCACCACGCTGGTCTGTGCCCGCGCGATCACGCCCAGCGAGCTGGACATACCCAGCAGGGCAGCGGTCATCTGGTCAAGCTTTTTGCCATTGTCTTTTGCGGTCTTGTCCAGATAGGGAGGCTCGGTTACGAGAGTTGCCGCTGCAGCTACAGTCTCAGTGTTATCAGTCATGTGTTTTGCTCCTTTCAGCGTTTGACATATTTCACGCAGATTTTGCCGTCTACAACGACAAATCCGCAAGATTCGAGGGCTGCGGTGCGCGTATCCAAGCGCTGCTCTTCGCCCTTGGCGCGGGACGCTTCAGCGGCAATTCCGTCCGCGTTCGCCTGTTCTGCCGCCTTTGCCCGCTCCGTCTCCTCCGTGATTTTAGTGGATAGGGCACTTTCGGCGGCTTGTGCGCGCTCGACCTCAGCCGCGATGTTGTCGGCGTTGGCCTTTTCCGCTGTTTCCGCGCGGGAAATCTCCGATGCAAGGTCATCCCTTACGCCCTGAACCGCATCACCGACAGCCTTTGCATCCGCCGCCTTGCCGGAGAGGGAGAGGGTGGGGTCGATGATGTTATCGACAACGCCTTTGTTTTCATTGACAGCAGATTCAAGGTCAACAATTCCGTCCTCGATGTGGTTCAGCTGCGAAGCGGAAAGCACTTCACCGTTTGCAAAGTTCTGCTTTTGATAGCTCATTGATAAGTTACCTCCTCTTCTTGTTTTTCAATCGGTGAGTAGACGAACTCTCCGTTAACATACAGATAATCGTAAAGGTTTCCATCCGGTAGCGCTTCAACCTCTACGCTTCCCGGCATGGACGCACCGTTAAAGAGAAGCGAAGCACTAAGAACACGGTTTGTTTTTTTGTCAACGTTTAGTGCAATCATAAAACGTCACCTCATTTAATACCATAAGCTGCAATTGGAATCATATACTCATTAACAAGACGGTTGCCATATTTTTTGCCGCTTGAAATATCGAGAATACTACTGGTTGACATATTAGCCAAAAGAAGAGAAGCATCCCGAAATTCAAACCAAAGCTCTTTGCCTAAAAAATTCCAAGCCGTAAAATTCCTTCTTGCAATAAAAGGGGTTGTATTTGGATAAGTTATAATTCCAACAGGACTTACAGGGCCAACAATAGAAACGCTATAAAGTGCATCATTTGAAGTTGAATCTTCTGTGTAGGGGCAGGGAATTATGGATGTAACGTAAGGCATTTTAATTTCGGAACCAGTTGTAGCGCCGATTTCTGATTTTGCACCAACAAAGATAAACATAATTTGAGACCAAGCTTTGGAATCAAGTTTGATTGTTTGAGCATTAAACTCTGAATTAGGACTTGCATTTTCCCAAATTTTAACCATAATTTGTCCATAAGCAAGATTTCCCGCTGTGATCGTATCCGCTTTGATTTCCGTTGCGGTAATCGTTCCGGCTTGAATGACCTTTGCATTCAGACCATCAGCGGAAATGTCCTCAGTCGTTACCGCGCCCTTCAGGTTGATTTTGGACGCTTCGATTTGCACAGACTGTGCAGTCTGATTTATCGTGGAAGCGATATCGCCTTTGGAAACCTTTGTTTCAATCTTTTCGTTGGTAACTTTCAGTTGCGCGTCCGCGTAAGACTTTGCATTGCTTTCGGCTGCTGTTGCTTTGCTTGTGGCATCCGCAGCGGCGCTGTCAATTGCGTCAGACTTTGCGGTCGCAAGCTCTTCTTTTGTTGCGCGCAAAGTAATAGCATCAGCGTTCTGAGAAATCTTTGTTTCCGCTGCACCGATACGCGTAGAAACGCCAGCCATGTCAGTTTGGTACGTTTCCTTTGTGACGCGGGATTCAATTGCAGCTTGCGTCTTTTCGAAATCAGAAGAATATTGCGTCTTGAACTGCGTCAAGTCGTTCTTGGTCTGGTTCGTCTGTGTAGCGGTCTGATTTATCTTTTCGAGGTTTGCCCTGTCCGTTGCCGCCTGTTGGCTTGTAACGCCGCTTGTAGACTGCGCGTAAGAAGAACTTGTGACCGTTTCGCCAGCGCCGGAAATTGCTGTGTTGCAGTTCAAAGCAAGCGTAACGTTGGTGACAATAGTATCATGCACAACGCCGTCTTTGTCCTTGTAGCGTATCATGTCAAGCGGGAACAAATACGGCGCAGACTTGATAGTGGCGCTGTATGGGCGGTAGGCAAACCCGCCGCGTGCAGCTTGCAGTTCCTTCAAAACGCCCTCGTAGGCGTTGGTCAGGAAACCGCAATCACTTAGATCAAGCGTGTAATCTGCTGTGCCGGACAGGTATGTGTTGCCCTTGCCATCGTCACAGGTGAAGCCGGTAACGGTGATGTCGTTCTCCAACATATCGCTGGAATAACGCTCACTTGCGGTAATGGTCACGCCAGTCTGCTCATACCATTTCAGCACAAGCCGTCCGCTGCCATCCATGAACGCGCAAGTGCCGGTAAGCTGCGCACACCATTGCAAGAGCTGCCGGTATGTCAGTTTCTGGTTAGTATCCGGCAGACCGCCGATGCTGAAATAGTGGTTTGGCAGCGCCGAAACGTCTGTTGCAAGCGTGACATTGCAGATGGAGCAGATTTTCTGAATAAGTGCGTCAACATGGATAGGAAAGGAGAGCGCGGAAACGTTCACTTCACGGTCAAACAAGACCATGTAGTCCAATGCAGAGATGCTTATAGTGCTTAGCTTTCTGGGTGGCGTGTCTACAATGAACAAACCACAGGGAACATACGCAAGGTCTTGATCGGAAGATGCAGAGCCAAGAATCATACGTCCAAGAATGCCCTTGCCAAGCATTGCGCCCTCAAGGACGCTGGACAGTTTGATGCCGATTTTAACGTTCAGGACAGCGCCCTCGAAGGAAACATCGTTGAACCTGCCATCGTAGTTTCGCAGCTTCAAGGACAGTTCAGACGCAACCGCAGAGCCGACCTCGATTTTGCTGTTTGTCACGCAGTACCGGTCAATCTTCAACCCGCCCTGAATGATATCTGCATCGGTGATGGTGAACGTCTTGCTGCCAGCAGTAACCTCAATAAGAGCAGTCTGTTTGTTGCCCTCGTTGAAGGATTTTATGATATCTTGCGATACATTGACCATCAGTGTGCAGCCCTTTCGATAATGTTAAAAGATATCCCTTCCCAGCGATTCATCCGCGAATTGTACATAGGAACAGCACGGTCACCAACGTAGAACTCGCTGGTTTTCCAATCGCCAGCCATTGCGTCAAGGTAGGTGACGTTGATGTATTCCGGGTTGAACGCTTTCAGAATAACAGCGGCTTCTTGAATGGTGGTGTACTTCCATTCCAGTTCCAGCTTGACGCACTGTCCAAGACGTTTCTTGTCCATCTTGTTATCCTCTGTGCGTCCGGCATCGGATGCTGAAATGTCCTGTAACCGCCACTGATAAGAAGAGGGGCATTTAAGATACTGCCCATCCACGCTCCGAATCGGATTGTACTGGTCAAGTTCCATAAATGCCCCTCCTTTAAGTACCTACCGGGATAATTGTTTTGCCGTTGCGCTGGTTCGTTCTGTTCACTGCCTGATAGAAGCTGGACACGTTGACCTCTGCGCTCCCTTCCTTCTCAAGCAGAGCCTGCAACAGCTCGTTCTGACGGCGCAGAAGCTGGTTCTGACGCTCCATTGCAGCTTCAACACCTTCGCGGATGCCCTCAACGATTTGGTCATTGTTGGCAACTGCCGTGTGCCCGCCCATAGAACCGACCATCTCTGCACCGGCTTCTCGGGCGATGAACAGCTGCCCGGCATCGGGGAAACCACCGCTTGCAAAGCCGAAAATGCCTTTAACAAAATCAACTACGCCGCCTATGGCATCGCCGACCCAGCTAACGGCACCGCCGACAGCATCTCCGACCCATCCGAAAATATCGCCAGCAACGTTGCCGACAGCGCCAAGAGCGGAAAGAATCGCACCCGGAATGTCACCGGTGACCGCTTTAAATATTGCTATTCCTCCGTTGAGCAAGGTCTTGCCCCACTTCAAAGCGTCCCCACCCGAGCCAGAACCACTACCAGAACCAGAACTGCCACCAGAGCCATTCCCAGAGCCGATGCCTAAGTTAGAGCCAAACTGTTTCAGAAAATTCAAGCCAGATTTAAGGATGTCTCCCCAGTTAGTGTCGAAAGCTTTAAAGATAAAGTCCGTAAGGGTCTTTACGCCTTTTTTGATGCCGAGAGATTCCCAAGCATCAGAAAAGTCAATTCCAAGCTGGTTCAAAAAGCCTTTTGTGCCTTTCAAGATGGAATCCCAACTGTCAGAGAAAAATTTCCCGATTCCACTGTCTTTGTCAAACAAATCGCTGAAGAAGGATTTCAGCCCACCATACGCCTGTTTCAAGGCGGGAACTTGGTCGATAACCTCACCAACTTTGGTTTTCAGGTTATTAAAGGTGGTAATAACGTTCTTCACGCTGTCAATGGTGTCGGACACGTTCTTGATAGCAGTGGAAACCTTGTCAAAAACAAGGTACACGCCCTCAAACGCCTTTTGGATGGCAAGACCGGCGGCACCAAAGAAGCCGTTATACTGGTACTCGTTTTCAATCTCTGCAACGCTCTTTTTCACAAAAGACCGTATATCAGAGACCGCGCTCACAAAGCCATCATGCGTGTTCAGGATAGACTTCGATGCAGCGGTAAGCGCGTCAATGGAGGATTTGAATCCATTGGAAATGTCTTTGCCCGCCTTAGTAACCGCGTTGATGCCCTCCGTGAAATCGCCCAAGTCGGTTTTCATCTTCTTAAACCAGCCACCAAAACTATCATTGGTGGTGCGCACAGAACGTTTCAGCGCGTTTGCTGTTTCCATCATGGACTTGCCGCTTGCGTCAATGGACAGGCTGATAGAGCCATTGCCCAATCCGTAGTTCTCATCTGCCAGCTGAGAACCGATGGTCTTTACTGCATCAGACACGGACTGGATAGCGTTCACCGCAAGGTCTTTGGCAGCGGAGATACCATTGGCAAGACCTTCTACGATGTAACCACCGTAGCCCTTGAAAACTTTGGAAGGGGAGTGGATGCCAAGTTCAGTCTGTGCTTCTTCTTGGATTCCGTCCGTTACAGCCTTGACGGCATCGTCCGCAGCGCTCTTTTTGCCAACGATGCCTTTTGCGATGCCATCTATGATGTTTTTGCCAACGCTAACAGGGTTGAACTTCGAGATTTTTTCAATCAGGGTTCCGAACCACTTCACGGCTTCTTTAATTCCGTTGATAACGTCAGCAATCAGAAGGATGAACTTTTCTGCAAAATTTCCGTTCGCTGCAATTGCCAACCGGTCAGCTTCATCAACGCCACTTGTAATCCACCCAACAAAAACGCCTATATTGTGGATTGTTTGGGCAATGCCCATTACAAAGTTTTCAATGAAGTTGCCATTCATCTGCAAATCCAAGCGGTCTGTTTCGGAAACTCCGTTTTTAATCCAACCAACAAAGATTGCAATATCGTTAATGATGTTCCCAATCGCGGTAACGGCAGCAGCCGCAAAGTTTGCAACGCTTTCGCCAATGGACTTGAAGGAATTGAACCAGTCGGTTTCCATTCCAAAGGCAGTTTTCTGATTTTCACTTCCAAGCCCGCGAACAGCTACGGAAATAGCTTCAAATCCTATAACAGCAAGACCCGCAACAGGATGACCGGATACAATAAGTCCGATGCCAGCAAGCGTTGTAACTAAATCCCAAACGTCAAGGTCAAGCTTCTTTACAACCTTTGAAACGGTATTAAACGCAGAGGTGATTCCTTCCTGCCAGCTTTCGGGGAGCAAATTCAAGATAGATTGCCCAAGATTGGAAAGAGATTCTTTCAGGTATTCAATGGATTCTCCGAGTTTCCCATCGGTAAGTGATATGTTCCAACCCTGTTTGAATCCTTCCGCTGCGAGGTAGACAAGCGCCCTTACACGCTCAAGACCTTTTCGGAATTTCTCACTATTCTGATAAAGGCTTACAAACCTTGCAACGATAATGCCAACGGCAACCGCAGCTGCCATTATCGGGTTTTTCCAGAGCTTCAAGACTGCTTCGATCAAAGAACCTTCGCCTTTGATTTTCTCAAGAGCGGTAAGAACTGAGTTGCTAATTGCCCATGTCGCGAACCCAGCTGCAATTCCAGAGATGAGCGGAAGCAGTTTTTTAAGTTTTGCTTTGATTTCATCAACGGAAGAACCAACGTAGTTCTTGAACATATCGTAGCCGGACAAGTCTACATCGCCTAAGAGGTTTCCAGTAGCGCCAGCACCGGAACCTGAACCGCCGGAAGAGCCACTGTCCTTCTGGATGACGTTCAGTTCATCAAATCCCATGATGTAGTTCTTGAACGCCTTTGCAGCTTTGCCAGTCGCTTTGGTGGTATTGTCCATCGCATCCGTGACGCCACCAACAGCATCGCTTGCGCTGCTAAAGTCTGGGAACTCCACATTGACGCCCATTAACGATGCGATGCCGGTCACAAGCTCTTTGACTAGTTCAACGGCTGCGATCAGCGGGGGAAGGATAGATTTCAGGGCGGGGTAGAGCAAAGAACCAACAGCACGAGCCAGACTGTTCAGCTGTGCCTGCAAAATGCGAATCATATTGGCAGGGCTGGACAAAGTGCGGGCAAAATCACCCTGTGCATCGGTGGTCTGCTTCATGATGGCAATGTACCGCAGAACAGCCTTATCAGCCTGAGACAGAGTAGAAACGCTCTGCGAATAACCAAGATTAAGCAGTTCCTGCTGCAACCGAGCCTGCGACAGGTCAACACCCAGACGGCGAATCGGTTCCAATTCGCCGGAGATAGCTGCCTGAATCTTTGTAAAGGATTCCGCAACCGGGATATTCTTCAAAGAAGCTAGGTCGTAGCCAAGCTGAGTTAGGTTTTTTGACAGCACATACGCTTTGTCGCTAGTCAGACCAAACGAAGTAGTCAGACCCTGAATCGTCGCCATGTTGTTCATGGCTTCGGTTGGGTCGATGCCAAGCAGGGTCTCCATCTTGTTGATGAACGTGCTTGCTTCGCCGGTCAGCCCCTTCATGGACACGCCAAACAGGTTTGCGGCTTCATAATAGCTATTGAACTTCTCCGCTGCATTGCCAAGATAGGTTGCAATGGCCTTTAACGATATCAGCTTTGCCGCAGACCGCATGAACCCATTCAGCTGGTTGGAAAGGCTCAAATAGCTTTTTGCAGATTTACTGCTTGATTTTGTAGCACCGTCCGTTGCCGCAATGACCTTTTGGATGTTGGTAGGTAACTTCGCAAACGAATTTCCTACTGTTTCGATTTTGGAAGCAAGCGGGTCAAGGGCATCTGTGATTTTCTTGCAAGAAGTGGCAAAATCATCCAGTGTCTTTGAATTCAGTTTGCTACTAAAATCTGGAATTTTTGCAATGGAATTAAGGGCGCTGCTTACACTTCTAAGGCCAGACGCATCAACTTTGGAAAGCGGGGATAAGCCGTTTTGTAGGCTATTCATTTTGCCTTTCAGTCCAGAAAAGTCAATGCCTTTCAAATCGACTGAAGAAATTCTAGTTAATGCACTGGCAACAGAACGGATGCCTTTTGCGCTTTCAGACAGGTTCACGTTGGAAATCCTGTCCATAAAATCATTGATTCTACTAAGTCCGTCCATACCAGACGAAGCGGACTTCAACGCAGAGATAGACTTTGTTAAAGTGTCAAGGCTAGAACATACCTTGCCAATGCTACCTTTTGTGCGCAGTTTGGAAATAGCAGTGGTAAGTTTGTCAATGCTAAGCTCTGCGCCCTGAGATTCCGCAGAAATTTCTACGGATAAGCTTGTAATATCAACATTAGCCATTGCTACCACCGTCCTTCTGATTCATCATAGAGAACATCGCCCTCTTGATGCGTTCCTGCGCTTCCAGTGCGCGTTGGTATTCGTATTCGTCCTGCTCTTTCTGGGTAAGAGGAATCGGTCTATCCATGTACTTGATGGGACTAGACCCTTTCTTGCGGAACATATTGCCAACCGTAGAGGAAAGCGCAGATGCCGTATAGAAACCATTTCTCCACGCTTCAACATTGGCTCTGCGGGCGCGTAGTTCTTCCGCGTCCCGGTAAACCTTTGCCAGCCAGACGTCATCACGCCAAAACTGGTCATAGGTCATGCCAATGGAAATGTAATAGGCTTCTACATCATGGAACAGCTTAGATACAGAGAATGGCTCTGTATTGCTGTCCGGTTCTTGAGACTGTGAGGTTACACAATCTCCCACGTTGCGTTTTTTGCGGTCTTGTCCTCTTCATCGGTGGCAATCAGAGCCTTGATAGAATTCGCGTACATCTCCATCAGGGCAGCAATCAGACCTTCCTTGTCCTCGATGTGGTCAAGCATATCGTCAACCGCATTGCGCTTGATGCCCTTGTTGCGAGCAATGAATGCGCCGTAGAACAGAGCCTTAGTGTTCTTAACAGGGTTGATGCCGTTAGAGAACTCGTAGATCTGGAAGCCGTTGCGTTCAGTGGCTTCGGCGCTCTCGCGGGTGAAGGTCAGTTCATAAGTGTTCTTGCCATCGGGGGAATGAAAGTTGATAACCTTAGCAGCCATAATAAATGCTCTCCTTTATAAATAGGGGCAGAACCAAATCCGTTGTTCAGTTCTGCCCGGTTTGATTGATTCGATTTTTGCAGTTTAGCCGCCATTAACGGTCAGGCTCTCGCTGAACTTCGGGGTGGAGTGGAAGATGCAATTGATGGTCATTTCCACGACCTCATCCACACCAAAGCCAGACAGACCGACCTGGTGCATACCCTGCCAAGTAAAGCCGGAGCCGTCCTGCATCTTCAGGGCGTAGTACTTGTCCACGTTGCTCTCAGAGGTATCGTCATAACCAGCAGCCTTGACAGCAGCGTAGTCGGTCTTGTTGTAGTTGGCGGTAAAGGCTTTGGTGTCAGCCTGAACGATGCCAAAAATCTGCTTCTGCATACCATCAGACAGGGTAGTTGCATCCAGAAGGTTCGGGTCGGAGATCAGGTCGGGCACATCCTTGATGTCGCACAGCTTCGTCAAAGTGGTTGCGCTTTCGCCACAGTAAAGGGTAGTGTTCAGACCGGAGATAGCAGTACTCATAGAATGTTTACCTCCTTAGTTTCGGTAAATCATTCCGTCCTCTCCGATTGTTGCCCCATAGCTGCAATCAATCCGATAGACGGAATTGTTGTACAGCCCATTCAACGGGGCAAACGATTTGCGATAAAATTTAAGCGGTTCAAGAACAGAATCCACGATTCCAACGATGGAACGTGCTTCTGCAATGCGTCCGGTGTTCTTATTGGAGTAGACCCGCACGCGCAGGGAAACAGCAGCGTACTTGCTGTGACCAGCAGAATCAATATGTACAGGCAAATTGTTGTTTTCCTCTATCTGCACACACGGAAACCTCTTAACAGGTCGGTCATCAATTTCGCTAGTGACTAAGATACCGGGCACTTGCTTTCGCAGTTCCTTGGCAACAGCCGTGTAGATAGAGTTGAAATAATCAATCAACTATTCCAAACCTCCCTCCACGTTGCTTCGACCTGAGAAGCCATTTCCTCAACAGCTCCCCACATAGCCATAGCTGCATCATTACCACTGGTGTAGTTCAGCTGACCCTTGCCGTCTACTTCCTTGACAGGCGTACCGGCATTGCCAGATTCACCGTAGTAGTACCAGCGCTTGTGCTTGCCGTTTTCTTTGCCGTATGTGCCATGTTCACCAATGTTATCAGGCAAAGGGAGCGGGCCGACTGTTCCGGTAGCGCCCCAGCCCTGATGTATAACACCTGTGCCGAACTCAATGTGAGCAACCGCCTGCCCCTCCGCTAGGATGGTGCAAGAAGTGCCATTTTGGCTAACTTCGCACTTAACATCGTTTTTGCCAGCATATTGGGCATTGGCAAAACGGATTGTTGCAACAGCAAGACCTTTATCGGCAAGCGCTCTTGCAAACAATTGTGCTTTTTGGTTCAGGGTGGTCTTGTATTTGCGAATATCTTCCTCAGCCTGTTTAAGTCCGGCATCGCTCAACCTCACTTTAATTTTCACTTGCAGCCACCTCTTTCAGCGCATACTTCGTGTCGGTAATATGCTCTGCGACCTTGGCCACGATGTAATTGAAGGGCTTGGAAACGTCTGTCTGAAACCAGACGTGTGTGCCTTCATAAAGCGGTGTGTTGTGCTTCCTGCTAGACGAGCTGACAATGTAGCTGTAATCCGTGAACGCGCCGAAAGGGTTTGCTTCCGCAGAACCAGTAGGGGGGCTGACGTTCAGCATCAGCTTTGCGGGGTCGCTCCACGATTCGTATGCGGATTCGCCAGTCTCGTTTCCCCACTCGTCCACGACAGGCGTTTTCTTGCCAACTGGGTTTGAATACCACAGCGGGCGTTTATCCAGCGGGCTTCCATTGAACATCAGCCGATAACACCTACTCTCGGAACCACTTCATTTAGCAGGGACTGCGCCACATCGGAGCTTTCCCACACACGAGTGATACCATTGTTGGTATAGCTCGTCTGTCCGTTTGCGCCGATGTGGTTGTACAGTTCCGCTGCAATGCGTATCTGCAACGACTGATACTGCGAGGGCAGCTCTTCCGGTCTGTTGCCGAAAGGGTAGCCCTGTGCAAATATCTTGTCTTTGGCGAAATCAAGCAGCAGGTCGAAGAGTGGGTAGTCTTCGTCCGTGATTTCACGGTCAAGTGCAGGGGCGATGTATTGCCCCAGCTTGACTGCCGCTTCGGAATACTGGTCTCCCATGCTGCTTTCCTCCTTTCGCCTTAGTAAGCCTTGATGCAGTACACAGCGTCCATGCGCTCAAAGGACGGCAGGACGATTTCAGAGACGTAGATGTTGGTGTTGACAGGATGCACGGTCTGCTCGGTGGTAACAGCAACGCCAGTGTTCACAACGGAAACCTGTGCGTTAGAGATGCCAGCCATCAGGTCGGCTTCCTCAGGGGTGGCAACATAGTACATATTGCCCAGAGAGCCAGAAGGAGCCAGAACGACATAACCATCAGGCAGATACTTTTCGGCAGCAGCGGTTTCCTCCGGCTTGTACATCTTGTCGTACAGGTGAATGCGGATGCCAGATGCGCTTTCGACAACAGAACGTGCTTCGGAATCAACCAGCACAGCGGTGGCGGTCTTCATAACCGTCAGGAACCGGTTCTTGATTTCATCCGCAGCAATCATCTTGTGGAAAGTGTTGGTGTTCATGTAGGCATCGGTGATAATCTCACCAGTGTTTGCCAGCACGGTGTTTGCGGCAGTGGTCATCGTGGCGATGGGGGTTGCGGTGGTAGGAGCATCCCACTTCTCCTTGGTAGCCAGAGCCTTGTAATTGGACTGCTGCCAAGTGCCGTCAGGGTCGTAATCGTAGACGTAACTCACACCGTTGGATTCGATGGAGATGCCGGGCTTGCCAGTCTTAGGAGCCAGAAGCTGCCACACCATTCGCTCAGGCACAATGCGAGCCCCGGTAATAAGCTGTGCGGTATCATCGTAGACACGATTGATAACGTCTGCCGCAAACTCCTGATTGGTAGCCAGAACAGAGATAATCTTGCGGCGGTCTTCCTCGTCAATGTGAGTGCCCTCACGGAAGAACGGCATACTGGTCTCGGTCATCTTGATGCCCTGACGAGTACGGAACGTAGCCTTAGTGTCGAACACGCTAGGCTTCAGCGAAACGCCAACGCCCTTGTGACCACGCAGCCACTTCAGTTCCATGCTGACCTTCTTACGGGCAGGGAACAGAGCATCAGAAGCATAGGGCTGCGCATTGGTCGGGTCATTCGTCCAGTAGGCGGCAATCGCAGCAGGGGAGAAGATTTCATTCAGATTCAGTGCCATAATTTAGTCCTCCTTACTCGCTCTTTGCGCCAACATCGGTACGGCAGAAAACGGCGGGAACAGCCTTTTTCAGAGCGGCAATATCGTTTGCAGAATAGGTAAAGCCAGACAGCTTTGCCTTGTCCACATCAATAACGCCCTGAATCAGCAGTGCGCCATTGGGGTTGACGGCAGGGTCAACAGTGTGCAGCAGAATGCCAATGGCATCGGTAGCCGCATCGGTAGCGCTGGTGCCAGTAGTGGCACCAGCTTTCAGACCAGTCTTTGCCATAGGATAACCAGCTGGAACAGCATTGGTTTCCTTGACGGTAAAGGGAATGGCAACGTAGGTATCAGCAGCCAGAATAGTGCTTTCAGGAGCCGATACCGGAGTATTGGTGTACTTCATGTTTTCCTCCTTAATGGAAAGCAGTCATTGCGTCACTCGATGCCTTGTTTGCGTCTGCGCGTTCCTTCGCAAAGCGTTTGGCAAAAGAAACACCTGCGCTATCTGCGCCGTCACCATTGCCATCCGCACCCGGAGGTGTGGGCATATCCTTCAGCAGAGAAGCCTTGTATGCGGTGTCGTGGGCAGTCATAAACTCCGACTGGAACTTAAACACCTTGTCCATGTCACCGTCAGCCAGTGCAGATGCAGCCTTGTTGGCAAGTTCAGCGTCATAACCCTGTGCAACGAACTTCTCACGGTAAGATGCAAGGGTCTTTTCCTTGACAAGGTTCTCTTTGTCGGCAGTCAGGGCTTCAATCTGCTTCTGCATCTCTGCAAGCTTGTCAGCCTGTTCCTGTGCGGCATTCTCGTCATCGGTACGCTTTGCCTTGAGCTGCTTCTTGTACTCCGCAGCTTCGCCATTGGCTTTCGTCACGGCGTTGCGCAGCTTCTCGACCTCTGCGTTAGGGTCTGCAACCTTTTCAAGCGCAGAAATGATTTCATCGGCGGTCATGCCCTCTTTGTAGGCATCACCAAGTAACGCTTTGTAGTTCATATCGTTAATTTCCTCCTGCGTTTTTTTATCGTTGCTTCCCTGCAACGCTGCGAAATTTGTATCCCGGCTTCCCTGCCGGAATATATCAGCCCGAAAATTCGGGGTGATTCTTTATTCCTTTGGATAAATTCTCTTGTACGGTTCAATGCCACTGTCCAAAATAGATTTTTCTCGCGCCGAATTTCGGTCAGGGTGTGTCCATTTGAATTTCCCACATTTCGTGCAGATATACTCGCACTCCATTTCTCGTGGTTCGTTTCCGTTGATGCCGTGCGTCCAATGCCAACGAGAAAGCGTATAGTCATGTTTGCAAAACAACTGTTTCCAAAAATCACGCATTATCTTTTTTCTCTATCCGCTCATCAACGATTTCCCAGTCGTCACACGCCATATTTTCCATGGTGTACAGAATGTCTTCTGAATCAGCAAGATTTACAATCTTGCCATCGTAGCAGTGCATCTCGACATAAGGTTTCTTAGAATCTTTAGACCCCAAGCACCAATAACCAGTCCAATGATGACGCTTAATTTTGCGTCCTCGTTTAAGAGCAAACAAAGCACTTGCAAAATTCATTTTTCTCCTCCGTTCTTTGCGTCAGCCTGTTCATTGACCATATTGTTGACACCAACAATATGGTCTGCCATTTGTTTCTGTGGCTTCGGGGCTTTCCTATCCTCGCCCAGCTTGCCAGCGGCAATCAGGAATGGCTTGCTCATTTCGTAAGCAGCCTGCGGGTCAGGGAACAGACCGGGTGTAGTGAACGCCAACTGCGGGTCAATCGGCTGCTGAATCATCTGTGCGAAAATCTGAACCTTGCTCTGCTGGTTATCGTACTGACGGCGTGGCAGTTTGATGTTGATGTCACTTGCCATCAGCTTAGAACCAGCCGTGTCACGCAGGATTTTCAGCATCACAGACAGGCTCTGACGTTCAGCATACTTGAACATATTCTCGTACTGCTGTGCCCTTGCTTCTGTGTGATTCCAACCATTACGGACGATGACCGCACCCACGTTGTCAGACGTTGAGTTCTCGCTGCCAGTGGCACTAGGCATAGCAGTCAGACTGCGATACACGTTCAACATGGAATCAAGCAAGGTCTGGCTCTGCTGCTGGTCAAGCTCATTTGCAATCTGAGAAACAGAAGCGGGCAGACCAGCGGTGGATTTCAGGCACATTGCGCCCAATTCCTTCACCTTGTTTAACGCATCCTCGTCAACAAGGCAGTTGGTAAACACCATGATGGACTGGATGAACTGTGCCACACCGTCCAAACGGTTGCTTTCAAGGTCGTTGATGGCATCCAACACAGGGATAGCCGGTTCAAACAGACCCATCCGCTCCGGGTTCAGCTTGTATTCGACCATCGGCAGCATTCCGAGAGAATGGTTTTCTGTTTTTGTGACCTTGCCGTTGTCGATTTCAAAGTACTGGTTTGGCGTATACACGCAAATCAGGTCGTTCAGTTCGTTCTGATAATTGCGTGGGATGTGCAGCACGTTGGCGATGGGCTTGTGGCCGATGCCGGAGTTGTAAATCACATACGCCATATCCGGGTCTGGAACGTCCACCAGCAGGGGCGTTTCGTCCGGGTAGTTGCCGTTGTACCCCTTGTCAGGGAGAACAATGCGGTATCCCTGCCCGCACTCCAACATCCACTGCCAGAGCCGCCGATCAAGCGCATCCTTGCCCTCATACTGCAAGGCGTTGGAAAGGCGGGCGATTTCCTCACCGTCACCAGTTGCCGTTTCAGACCGCACATAAGAGCAAGGAGTGCCGCTCATGTAGCCTGTGTAGAAGCCCACGCACTCGTTGGCATGGTTCTCTACAATGCGATTGGTGATTTCAGCGTGGTATTCCTTCGTGCGGTGGAGGACAGGCTGACTACCCAAGTAGTAGTTGTGCAAAAAGCGAATTTCGTTCTTGTTCAGCAGATGAATAGGCTCCGCCTTGCCCATGACCACTTTCAGCACGTTCGCCCGATTGATTTCCGTCTCCGGCGTTTCAATCGGTCTACGCCCGGTCAGTGGATTATTTAAAAAGCCGTCAACAACTATCTGATACTCAGCCATGCGTTCCTCCTTTCCGGCAAAATAAAAAGCGCAGCAAGACAAACCTGTTAAGGTCTATCTCGCTACGCTTACAACTGCGCTTCAAAAGCTATTCAGTTCTTAAACTTTGGCACGGAGACCCATGTATCTTTTGGAAGGTTGGAATCTCCAATTGTAATCCAATGGCAAAGAGGGCACAGAAGGGAGAACTTACCTTCCACTTCGCCAAGATAACGTCCGCAATCACACGGATTGCCGTTTGCGTCTTTTCGAGGGCGCTTGCATCTTACTTTTGCTACCATCTGTGCTCCTTTCGTTGGATTTATGGAAACAGGCTGTTGAGCACAGACCTGTCAGAAGCTACTGGGAAACTGTTCGCACTTCCAGCCGTGCTATTCTTCGCCCGAAGAAAACCATTGCAGCCTTTACATTCAGTTGTCGGACAGACGTAAAACGGGTAAGCTGCAATTTTGGTGCTGCATAATGGATTTGAACCAATGTATGTCCGGTTATGAGCCGGATGCTCTAGCCTGACTGAGCTAATGCAACATAGAAACCCGGCTTGATTGGTTAACTGCTGCTCTTTGCAATGTCATGCCTAAACATTACATTGAGAGCCGGGAATAGCGATGGAGGTTTTGGAGAATAAAGCCATGCAAAGCTAGGTAGTTGGTTGTGCTGCGTAACGGAATCGAACCGTTGCTTGCCAGCCATGGGGGAGACAGACTGGCATTCCCCAAACAATTGGAAACGCAACATATAAAGCCCGGTGAAGGCGAAAGAGTGAGAAAACCTCCACCGGTGAAAGGAGGAATATGCTTGTTGACACGCACGCGAGTAAAATGACAAAACCCCGCGTGCAAGCTATTCCTTTAAGGGAAGCTGCAAAACTTCCTGCGTACATTATAAGCCTTGTCAAGTGGTGAAATCAAATAAATAGACCCAGCGAACACAATATATTGTGTTTTTAATCAAAAAGGCCTCTTGACAGGCTCAATTTTACTGATTCCGTTGTACAATTCATCGGCAAGCTGTGCCAGACTGTCCGGTGCATCATCGTGCGGAACTTTGCCAAGCTGCGTAAACATCGTGACCTGTTCCATGAACGCCTTGTACTCTTTCGACTGGTGCTTCTCGTCAAGGAAATAGAACCGTTTGATGTCCGGCGCATACTGGATGATTCTGGACAGCTTGCTTTGGCCACTTGGCGCACGCTGGCTACGGACAGAGCAGTGATAACCCTGCTGCCGGAGCTGACTGTCCACCACGTCACAATATTCATCGCCGCCGTTGTTGGCTTCGCCACGCACCACGTTGATTTTGTGCTGGATGATTTTTCCTACGACTTCCGGCCTGGTCACGGTTTTATCGCCGTTGTTAAACACAAGGTCAGGAATGAACACGGCATCTCCGTACACATAGGCAATAGGACAGGCCGTGAAGTCACCGCCGCCCCATGCAATATCCATGACCATGAGCTTACGATCAGGCTCTCCATCAGGCAGAACGCCGTTGAAATACCGCAGTTCATCGGCAGGGAACAGCAGACCTTCACGCTCAACAGGCTGGTTCATGTACAGTGCTTTCCAGCTCATTTCATCCATGACTTCACGCTGCTTGCGGAGCGTTTCTGTGCTATATCCCACGCCGTAGTCATAATCAAAGTTCGATTCGTCCTTCTCGTCCATTGCTGGCATAACAATGAATCTGTTCCTGTCGGAATCTCCGTAGTTTTGCTCCAATCTGCCGATAACATCATGGACAGACCAGCGTGTAGCAATATGCAGTTCCTTGCACTTGTTGCCGATTTTACGCTGTCTAAGGTCGGTAGTGTACGTTTCCCACAGCTTATCAAGGCGGGGTTTGGAAAGTGCAACTTCGATACCGGACACAAGGTCATCACAGTAGAGAAGCGTAGATGCTCGGTACAAACCAGCATTACCAGTGCCAATAGACGTAAATTCAAGCGTTTCAAAACGCTTTCTCTTGCCTAAGTCAATGCGGCAGTCCTTCGCATTGGTGTTCGACACAGTAACGTCCGGGAAAACATCATTCCACAGATATTCTCCGTCCTTGTCGAATATACGCAAGCACTCGTCATAAACGCCACGAACAAAGCTGTTCGAGTGAGAACCTGTAAGCATCGGTTCGTCAGGGTTTCTTCCCGCAAGCCATGTCAGATAAAAAATAGCTAGAGCCGTCTTACCACAGCCGGGGGGCATCGAGATTGCCAGCAAGTCCAGCCTGTCATCTGCAAGGTCTTGCAGGGCGTTCGCAACGGTTCTTAACACCTTTCTTCGTGGCTGATAGAACTTCTTCTCCGGCGCACGGTTCCATTCAAGGTAGATGCAATAGCTGTCAAACACATCCTTTGCTTCAAACAGGTACGTCCGGCTGATAATGTCATAGACCTTCGCCACGTCCTCGCCTGTTTTCATCTTGCCCATCATGGCTGCACAGACAGAGCGCAGCTCACCAGAGTATTTGTAGGCATCGAACCGCTTGTCTTGCGGCAAAGCGTCTCTAAGGTTCACCACCGCCTGAAACCAGTCCTCATAGACCTGTGCTTCGGTCGGGTTCTGTTTTGCATACGCTTTGATGCTGTCGATGATGGCGATACACTGCTTTGGCTGCATAAAAAAATAGGCACCCCCTACCTGAAAATGTAAAGAGTGCCTACAACTGCACAAAAATCAAATATTCGGTTTTTATAATGCTGTTTCGGAAGATTGTTTGCTAAAATTCGTTTTAACGGATAGAATGTGCGGTTTATTTGACTTCTTCCGCAAGCTGATTGAGCCTGCGTTTCAACTCATCCGCATCGTAGTACAAGGCGTCTGCGACAGCGTTGAGAATATCAGGCTTGTCGGTGTAATCGCACAACGTTTCAATGAGTTTCAAACTCTGCTCAGACAATTTTACGGTTTTCATGTCGCTTTTCCTTTCTCATTCTGTTTTATTCTAGGTTGCGAACAACGTCAACTGAAAATATTACAGAACGCACCTCGCAACCACAGCTACGATGAAGAACCCGGTAAGCAGCCCAACGACTGCTCCTGCAAGCCAATCATACGAGTTTCTGTTGTTCCACTTATCCATAGGCTCTTGCTCCTTTCACCTGTTCTGTTCAGCAATCCATACCATGTCTGGCGGGTCACATAAATCCGTGTTCCTTTGCGTAGGATTCAAGATGGGGAAAACAATGAACGATTTCGCTATCTTTAACGCAATCTTTTACAGCCTTATCAATTCCAACTTCAAGCACATA